GGGCAACCAGCACCAGCGCAGAAAACCACAACCCCAGACGACCTCATAGCGCAAGCCGAAGCGTCTGGTGGCACCCCACAAGAGATTGCGGACGCGAAGACGCTCATTACGCAGGAAGCGCAACAACGCCAACGCGCTGATCTTCCAGTGGCACAACCAGCTTCTGCTCCGCCAAAGATCATGCAACCCCTCGACCCGAACGCTGACCCCATGACGTATGCGCGTACGCCTATCGCCATGGGGATTAACGCCGCTGGCACAAGCCTTGGCGCAACAGCGGGAGGCATAGCGGGGAGTGTGGCAGGCCCAGTTGGCGCGGTGGCTGGAGGCGTGGCGGGGGAAGCTGCTGGGAGTCTTGCCGCCCGCAAAGCGAATGTAGCGCTAGGATTAGAGGAGCCTGGGGTTGGCGGAGATGTCGCTGCTGTGGCATTGCCTCTCGCTGGGCGGGCTGTAGCAGCCGGGATTCCATTCGCATTACATCTCAAAGATACTATGAAGTCTGGGAAGCTAACGAATGCTGCCGCGCAAGAGATTGAAGAGCTGGGGAAGAAATATGATGTGCCGCTTTCGACTGGCGATGTGGGGCGCAATCCGTTCGTTAAATGGCTGGAAACTATGATCGAAAAAATTCCAGGAGGCGGTTCGTATCCCTTTCGGAAGGAGCAAATGTCGAAATTACGCACAGCAGCAAATGAAGCAAGCGATGCCGCCTATAATGCCATGAGTAAACTATCCTATGAGGGGCTTGATACAGTAAAGGAATTAGCGAAGAAAGGGAATCCCGAAGCGTACGAACTCTTGCGGACAATAGAGGGCTCCGGCGATGACTGGCATAGGATTATTCAGGCCAGCGGGGATATCAAAGTCTTTAATGCGCAGCTCAAGGCAAATCAACTCTATGATAAAGTGGCCATGCTGGCGCAGGAAGCGGGCGGAGCAGTTGCAACGAGACAAACAGGGCACATGCTTGAATATTTACAACAAGAATTGTCAAGGCAGGGAGTACCTGATATAAAAACCATGAATTTTCTCGACGGCATGCGGCAACGACTATTTGAGACGAACCATACTGTTGGGCAATTCATGCAAATGCGTAGCACGCTAGGGAATTTGATTGAAAAGGCCTATCAGGGGAAGAACAGCCTGGTAGGCGAGCAGGGAGTGGGCGTATTAACTCGACTCCGTCACGCAGTAGAGAATGATTTAATCCAATATATGAAAGACCGGAATAATCCTGCACTGATGAAAGCCTGGCGTGATGCTGATAATTATTATCGCGATGTGGTGACTCCATTCAAGGACCACCAAATCGCTATGGCGCTCACAGCGAGCAACCCTGATGAGGTTTATGCGAGATTCATTCAAGCTGGGAAAGGGGATCGTGCTGAGAAATTCTATACCGCGCTTGATGAAAAAGGGCGCGCTGCCGTGCGGTACGGCATGGTGAACGAAGCCGTAGAAAATGCGACACGAGAAAATATTGATACTTTTAGCCCGGCAAAGTTTGCGCAATATCTTGAAAAGCGTGATATCCCTGCTGGTGTTTTCTTCAAAGGTGATGCCAAGTGGGAACTTGATGGACTCACGAAACTCATGCGCCACACAGAACGAGCTGGCCAAATTATGGAGAATCCGCCGACGGGCAACCGATTAATCCCATTGCTTCTAGGAGGAACAGCGTATGGCCTGGCGGGGACGGCAGGCCCTGTTGGACTAGGCGTTGGGATAGGAGGGGCGCGCGTTATGCAGAAGTTTTTGACTAATCCACGTACGCGTCAGCTACTAATTAATGCATCAGATATGCAGATTGGCTCGAAGGCCATGAGCGAGGTTCAACGGCAGTTAGGTTTGGAGTGGGGAGCTTTTGCCAGGGGCGCAATGAGCGAGCTGGCGCGTGATACAAAACCAGAAGCTGGCGCGTCGCCTCTGCAAACTGGCGAAGAAATACAGGTAGGTGACGCGCTGAGTACCTATCGTTAGTATGTGGTGCATGAGGTCTGCGTCCCATAGCGATTGCAGACCGTGCGTAGCGCCCTGCGTGGCGCCTGTAACTGATAAGGCAAGGCATATTGCGGCAGTATGACAGGCGCAGGCGCCACAAAGACTCTCTGCCTTTCCAGAAGTATTGGGTCATTCGCCCCAGTTTCAATTGCACAACCCATATGGGCCATCGCTATTCCTATACTGATGATGAATACTGTTTTGCGTAACATGTCAGAACTCCTGTGATAGTTGTATAGAGAAGATAATATCATTATACAATCATACTCCCCATATGCAATGGAGAATGAATGGGAGATAAAAATAAAGCGTCCTGTTTCCACACTGGCAATCTTGTTCTCAGTAAGCAAACGCTCATGCAATTACTCCGTTTAGCCTTACAAGATCATATTTTTCGAGAAGAGGCAGGGTTGTTGCATGTATTGGATATAACTGAAATCCGGCAAGATAATAAATACGATATAAAGATTGCTCTTGCTATAGCAAAAAGTAATTGGTTTGATGATCGCGAGGCTGTTAGACGAGGAGATCTAGCACGATGAGCAGATTGGCGACCCGGATGTGGATTAGTGCTCTTACTTCTTTCGCGATAGCATCGGGGACTGTGCTCATTGCCACGCTGGAGGGTGGCAGCAAGCTTTCAACATACAAAATGACCTATGCTGCTGTCTGTGGGCTGGTGGCAGCTGCAAGAGATATCCAATCGCGATTGACTCCTGCTCCGAATGGCCCGAAGAATGAATGACAAAAGCCTCACGCCCGTCAGGCGGACACCCTATTCAATCCGGGCTCATCATTGCGGAGACCTATTATTGCCTTTCTTAGGAGACCCATATGCCTCGCCTCTGTACCCTTTTCCTGATCCTCACCATGCTATGTTCCCCTTTCTATGCCTGGGCACAATCAGGCACTCCTGATGATCCACTGATTATCGATATTGTCAAAGGTCCCGACGATCCCATTGTGGCTGATCTGAATGAGCCGACCCTCTCGCCTATTGCGGTCGGATACCGAGTGGCAGAAGGCAACGCTGGCGAAAGTGGATTCTCCTATGCCGCGGAGTCAACCTGGGTGGATATTTTTGTCATTTGGCACATGAATACAGAGCAGGCCGTGGCATTCATGCTCGCTCATCCCTATAAGCAGGTCTGGAAAACCATGCCAAGTTACATAACTGGCGGGCGCACCTGGGATCAATTCATTGAAGATGTGATGCTTGAGTGGACGCGCTACAATATGGAAAATATCATGGGCGCGGAGCCAGAGACGGAGAGTAAAGGGAATGTTCCCGCGCCATCGATCGACCGAGATAGCCAGAATCGCATTAAGCTGAATCTCTATGTGAAAAGCTCACACAGTTGCACGTACCTCATGAATCACAATTATGATTTTCACGGGCGTAAACGCTTCACGAAATGCGTCGAGGCGCAATGGTATGTACCGCAGACCTATACGAGCGGCTATCGCTCTATTACCCGCAAGAAGCTGTACTTCCGCAAGGTGCCATCCTATATCTACTGGCCAGCCATGTATCGGGATGATCCCTGTGATCTAGTCTACAACCGGTCCTGTTGGATGCTCATTCACACTCCGTAAAGATATTGCCTCCTTTTCTCTGTTGTGGTACCTTATTTCCATCCGGCGTTTAAGACTCTCCCCCGGTGTCCCTCTGTGCCGCAAGGCGCATTGCGGGGGAGAAGAACATTGAATCGCCTATTGTCCCCTACCTCTCGACATCTCTCATAGCTCCTCTGCTATACATAAGATGCTGTAAGAAGGTGGATATGCTATCATGATTTGCGCCTATCGGGTGGCACCGGATAGCTACCGCTTGCCACTCGCACTGAGCAGCCAGTTAGTCTTGAGTCCCTGGCTGGCTGCTCTCCTCTTATGGGCTCAACTCTATACTCAAGGAGAGATCGTGAATCAATTAATTCCTTTTGAAAAACGTATAGTCGGGACCGAGACGATTGAGACAGTCGATGGCCGTGATTTGCATGTCGGGTTGGAGATTGGGAAGGATTATACGAGCTGGATTAAGGCGCAGATAAAGCGCGCACAACTTGATAAAGATTTGGATTATATCACCTTCACCCAATTGGGGGAGACTGCTACTGGCGGATATAAAACCACAGAATACTTCCTCACCTTCGATGCCTCCAAGCATGTGGCCATGATGAGCGGATCAAAAAAGGGTAAAGAGGTGCGTGAGTACTTCATCGCATGCGAGAAAGAGTTACGTGATCGTCCGGCCTTGAAAGGCGACATGCTTGTGCAAATGGCTGAAGCCTATAGAAAACTTGAAGCACAGCAAGAGCGTGATCGTCTCGCCTTAGTAGAAAATCAACAAAAAACAATTGAGGCTCTCGAAAAAGCCGTCGAATCTCTTTCGACAGCTCAGCGTGCCGAGACCAAAGCTGACATGGTCACCGATGAGTTACGTCGGTTTACCCTGGAAGAATACGTGCACAGCAATGGTCTGCTGCGGCAATTCCCCGCGAAGTATTTCTCGCGTTACTCCGCCTGGCTCAAGTCCTTCTGTCTGCAATATGGTCTGCGTATAGATAAAGCTCCAGTCGTAGGGAAGCAATGGGAAGAAGAACTCGCCTACCCCATTCAGGCTCTTGCCGCATGGCTCCGTTACGAGCAGACAAAGCCACGGCAGATAAACTTAGAGTCGCACAAACTTGAAGACACCGATACGCAGCAAGATTAGCATAAGCAGGATGACACCATCTCGGAGCTGTGTGGCAGCAGCTTCGCGATGGTATGGGCAGGGAAAGAGCCACCCTGCCCTGTCATCCTGCCAAAGAAAGTAGCACATAATGGATGAGCACGAAGCCCTGGCGAAGATCATTGAAGCCCTCATTCAGTGGCGCAATACGCATGAAAAAGGGGGACAATGTCGCAATGACTACAACGAGGTTCTCGAAAAGGTACACACAATCCACAGCAAAATTGTGCACGCGGCCTACCCAAAAGAGGGAACGTCACCGTATTTGTGCAGGCATTGACATAAAGCTCATAGTGAGAGGAAAGGCAAAGCATGGCAATTTTGACACCATTCCCAAAATTTCGAGCCTTCACCGCCAATGGACTCCCTATGGCTGGTGGGAAGTTGTATACCTTTCTCACTGGAACGAGCACCCCACAATCAACATATACTGATCAATCAGCCATGTCATTCAATACAAATCCTGTCATTCTTGACGCAAACGGTGAGGCAAATGTCTGGCTTGATTCGACCGTGCGCTATCGATTTCGTCTTGATGATTCGACCGATGTGACGCAATGGACTGTGGATGGTCTTGGCGATCCTGGAGCCAGTGGTATTCCTAACGGGATGAATATTGCCGTGGCACGGGCTACCTTGACAGCCAGCAATAATGCAGCAGAGTTAACAGCCACTCTCCTCATTCCAGCACAAAGTCTTGTGTTAGCATTGTCCCATCAGGTGACCACCACTTTTGGAAATGGCAATGGGTTGTCTGCCTTACATATTGGCGATGGAGGCGTTGTCGATCGATGGTTTAGCAATGCTTCACGACTGTCTGGGTCGATTCAGACAGCGAATGTGCCTGTTGACAGCGGAGCAGGAGGACTCTCAGTTATTGTGACAGCTGTTGGGGGAACATTTTCGACAACCGGACAAATCAAGGTGACCGTTTATTATATGACTTTTGGCATATAGGAAGTGTGCTATGCGTAAGCTGTTGCTATTGTATTGCATGCTGTGCGTATCAACCCTGGTATTTGCAGCAAATAGGCATCCTGGTGGTGCGACAGATTCATTCTTAGAACTCAGTGCTTATTTTGGCGATCTGACCACTGGGTACGTGGTGACTGGTTGTTCTCACGGCACTGGGGCCGGGACAAGTGGAACTATTAGCGCATGTCGTGCCTATGTGCGCAACACGAGTACACCACAGCTCCTTCAGTACATTGAAGATGTTGGATCACGGACTATTACCTATTCCAGTGGCGATGGAACGTATTGGCTTATTGCTCATTATAGCATGACAGCAGTCGTCAGTGGATGGACTCGCGTTGCGGGCACGCATTATATGTGGCAATTCAGTACCACAGCACCAGCGACCCCTAATCAGGCATTGCTGTTGGCGAAGGTCACGCTTTCCGGTGGCGCTATCACGGGCTTTGTGGCACTGGCCCCAAAGTCGGGGATTCTTGGCACGACAGTCAATGCAGAATATTATGGGATGAAATGCGACGGCACGACAAACAATAGCACTGCATTGCAAGCTGCGCATGATGCATTGCCGGCGGAAGGGGGGAAAATCCTGCTACCTGCCGCGTCGCTCTCTTGCAAATTTGGCACATCATTTGCCCCGACAAAGCCTATCTGGCTCTTGGGAGCAGGAGGTGAGGGCGCGAATTCTGGAGAACATGCCGAGACCGTCCTTGAATATACGGGGAGTGGGACTGCTATCAACCTTGACGGAAAGCCTACAGTAGGAAGTATATTAGAAGGTTTCGAATTAGAGCATTCCGGGACCGCCACGACAGGCATACGCATAGAGAACACAAGCCATGTGGTTTTACGTGATGTATCCATGTCGACAACAGACACAAAGTTTAGTAGCGAGGCTCTTAAGGTGGGAGATGCCACCGGTGGGCACACCGTCACCTTGCAGCGTGTCTATATTCGCAATGCTGCCCCTATAGGGGTACGTATTAATAATATGACGGCGCCATATATCATTGATAGCACAATTCAACATCATAGCGCTTGTAACATCAAGTTGGGAGACACGGGGCGAGCGAAAGACATTCATGTGCTGTATTCCCGTCTGGAAGTGAGTGAGCCTACGTATACTTCTGCTGTAGGTGTTTGCGTAGTCGATGTCGAGGGCCTGTGGATAGACCATTCGCATTTTGAGATTGGAGACGGCGCTGATTGGGCTATTAATGTCCCCAGCACAGCAACGCAATGTGAGCACTGCGTGTTTACAAATAATCAATTCAATATACTCAATACTGCCCCTGGTGGGGATGGAGTCATTAATCTTGACGCTCCGGGGACCAATCCCGCTGCTTATGTCGTTGCAACAGGGAATAGGGTGCTCTCAAATAACCCTACTCCTGCCAATGCGAACTTTATCACGCTGGGGAATACGAGTGGGAACGGAGGGGCAACCTATCTCGTTGTGGAAAACAACGAGATAACGTCAATACTGACTGTGGTTAACAATCCTTCCTATGTGAAGGGATGGTTCCGGCAAATGGGGAATTATAATCTTGGCGCATCCCCATTGCGGTATGGCGTGCAGGCCATTAGCGATTGCCTGGCAGCTGATACCGTGACGGGCAACATCGGCGCTGGAGTGGATACGATTTTCACGTGCAACATCGGCGGTGGGAATATCCGCGCAAGTAATAATGCGTTACGTATTGTTGTGGGCGGCACCACTGCGGCAAATGGGAATAATAAAGAAGTGCGTGTCACCGTTGGAGGAACGCAAGTCTTTACGACGGGCGTCGTTGCAGCAAACGCTATTGATTGGAAAATCGATTGCGAAGGCGGGAGAAGCAGTGGGTCATCTATTCGTATGTACTGTCACGGGAATCCACTGACGACGACAACATTGAAAACAACAAGGACAGTTATTAGCGGATTAGATTTCCAGGTGCAGATTGCTGTTGTCGTTACGGGGGAAGCCACAACAACGAATGATATTACCCTGGACTATGCCAATGTGGAATTACTGAGGTGATTAGCGCTTATTGTACCCATTCCCTCCTATCCTCTCGCTGATGCCTTTCACATCTGAGGCGATGCCTCTCAGGCTTTCCAGCATCGTCTCTTGTCCCCTTTCTAGCAGCGCCAGTCGTGATTGACTGGACTGTAATTCGGCGGCAGTCTTGGCGATGAGCGCCGCATGCGTATCGGCCAGCTTTTCTAAGCTATACATTTTCGTCTCCAGCGCGGTCAATCTCACCAGCATGGCAGTCTGCACTTCCACGGCCTTCTCCAGCCGCGTCGTGGTGCTCACGAGATACCCATTGATCACAAGGAAGACGGCGGGGATGAGCACTGTCCCAACCCACCACGGAACGGGGGAATTCGTCGAGGATACGCCTGGCATACTCCTGCTCCAATCGTTCGGCTCGTTGCTCGGTCTCGGCGAGTAGCTGTTCGATCTTCCGGTTGTTTTCGGCGATAATAGGGGAACAATCAGTGATAAGCATAACGATTGCATAAGTATAAATGCAAATAATGATTGACGCAAATAACGTTTTGTGCATGGCCTTTACCCCATGGATTAATGTGCACTATTTTCTGTGCAAATTATCGCATGGGGAGTGCACGAAAATCCTGAGGGAACCCTGAGGATATGCTGAGGAAAAAGACTATTCCACTTGCTCAGGGGACAATTGTTCCTCTGAGATTGCTTGGAGCAGGAAGTTTCGTATCCGGGAGAGAAAAGGTTACGACATTCGACGGATCGGATGTCACCCCCTTTCCGTCTGTGGCTCGCACCCGCCAGGCATAGGCCGTCGCTGGCGATACGGACGTATCGTTGTACGTTGTTGGCGTGAGCGGCAACGTGCCAGAAACGGGGACAAAGTTCGTGCACCCTGCGCCCGTGCATCGTTCCATAACGTACCCTGTGACACGCGTGTCAGTAACAGCATCCCACCCGAGCTGCACGCTGGCCGCTTGCGCCAGCGTTGGGATGATCATGGCGGACATAATTATCGCTTTGACGAACCATCTCTTAATCATATTCGCTCTCCATTTCATTTTGTCACCTTGTATGTAGTCGATCGCATTGTGGCCTCTTCATACTCCATTATCCACCGGCGCCCCTCTTCGAGTAACTCTTGTTGAACAATATTGTATTCGTTGATTAAGTAGGGCTGACCATGTTCTATGAGGAAGGCCAGCTCATTTCGGCGTGCGAACATATCGTGCAGTGTCCTCATGCCTATTCCCCCTGGACAAATGAGGTGCCATAATACGTCTCGTAGATGGAGACGATAATCTTGAGGCGATAACGATTGTTCCCTAATTTTGTGCAGCGCTTGATCGGGCTCATGGCCAGGAAGTGCGCACAGCTGCGTTTGCTTCGAGCCGTGGCATAGAATGTGACCTTTTTTGGAGGCTGGTTGCCAGGCTGATTATTATAGGAGGGGAATGGACCGGTTCCATTCAGGTAGGCATTCCAGGCATCTACGAGATTCTGAAGCTGCTCGAAGAAGCCTGCTGGCGCCGGGGCAGGGCCAGACCCGATATCGTAGAGATCACCCAATGGACTGGGTGGCATATCGTAGGGATCATTCCCTGGCTGGCCTGAGGCTGGTCCTGAGACACTCTCAATGGCGTCGGCCATGTCATTTTCGGCTCCAGCATCGTAGGCGAAGGCATGGAAATGGACCATCAGTAAAAAGGCTATAGCGACGAATACTTTGTGCATTGTTACTCTTTCTGCTGTGGGCTGATGTCTATCAGTACTCTCGCAGGAGGATACTGATCGTCTGGGCCTGGGATGGCGATAGTCGCATGCACAGGGAGACGGCTCGAAGTGATGCATACCTCGTGCCCTGGCGCAGACTCGCCGAACTGGTTGCGTGCTGTGACCTTGTGGCAGACGACCATGTCTGGATTCTGCGTATCAGTACTTTCTGGTGAGGCTGTCTCTCCGGTCTTCTCATAGAGACTATTGTCCCCCATTTTGCGGTAGAGCACGTAATCCTCGCTGTCCTTTGATGTTGTCCATGTGACAGCAACTGATTTTTCGATATCAGATCCATCGATTGTAAATACCATCTCTGTGGGTGGCAATGGTGGCGTAAGGTCCATGCAGAAAACATTGCTGTATGTCGAGAAATGCCACTGCAAGTCTGCGTCCACATAGTAGGAAAAGGAGCGCCAGCACATGCGTGGCGCCTGCAATTCGGCATCATCATAGGTCAAAACGTTCCCTATATTCCCCACGGACTTGTAGTTTACCTCGTCGTAGGATCGCTCAAGACCATAGCCTGTTGGTGTCGGACCGCCAGACGGAGGGTCCCATTGTAGGGTAACAATCATGCGCGCTTCACCTGTGGTAATGCAGGCCAATAAGAGAAGGCTACTCACCTTGTACGCTGATATAAGTGTAAAAAGGATACGGTATGTAGAGATAAGCTTTCGCCACGCATTGGTTCCAGCGTGTCTTCCCATAGTAGAATTCGCCCTTTTTGTAGGCAGTAGAAAGAGGGAACATATCCAATAATCGTTCGCACCTGAGGGGAACATGATATCCTATTTTCGCGACAACCATGCCGGTATTATCATGCTTCCAGGCAAGAAGCCGTGGATGCGTGAGTGCGCGTTTCATGGCCGGCGTGTTGGGCTGTATTGCCGGGGCGCCCCACATCTCTATGGCCTGGTTGATTGCATCCCATATATCCTGCCCAATCTGCTGCTGGTTCTTCACATCATTGTCGCGCACCTCTTTTTGTATCTCTTCTATCTCGCTGCTCAGATGGGATTCGATCACGTCGTCGAAGTCGAAGTCCGGGCCCATGTCCGGAAGGCTTTCGCCTGGGTCGGCGAGATCAACGGCCTGGACGGGAATATGCGAAAGAAAAAGAAGAAACAATAGCGCCGCTCCTAAATAGATAATTCTCATGGAATCTCCACTTTGTTATAGTCGTCGATCATGTGCCGATAATGAAATAAGCCTGTGCGCACATAAATATCAGATGGATGGCTCAGAAGCCATATGAGTCGCAATGCCGATGCTGGGGCTGGCTTTCCATCTAGCCAGGATTGTATCTCTTTTTTGGTATGGCCTATCATAATTGCGAGATCATCAATCGTCCAACCGCTCATGGCAATGGCATGCGCGAGATGGTCTGCGTCAATCTCTTGTTTCAATTCCATACTATCACCATAAGTTCATTTGTGTCGTAGGTTCCAGGCAGTGAGGGCTACACCATATTCGCTCTCTGTTGGCATTATCACGGCCACGCCCAGTGCCTTGGTTAGCCATGCCGCCTTGCGCTTTCCAAGCAATTGTGCGCCACGTACTCGGCATGGCATGCTCTCCTTCATATCCGCAGAGCACGATGCGCAGCTGTGGATCATTACCGTGCGCTATAGCCCATTCCCGAACCTCTGGGGCAACATCTTCGTCAATGCCGTACAAGTTTCCCGCGCGATCTTTATGGCTATAAGGAGGATCCAGCACAATGCCAGTGAGCCCAATCTTCGTCGTCGGCGAAGGTCCAAGGATGCGCTGCCAACCACCACAACAGACCCGGACGCGCTGCAAGCGCCCATGGAGGGCATGGAAATATGTCAAAAGATTCCTATCTATAGACTGCCGATGCACGCCTTGCCCTCTGTTCCCCAGGTGCAGGAGCTGCCGCCGCACGCCTTGCCCGCTGTTCTCCAGGTGCAAGCGCTGCCGCCGCACGCCTCTGTTCCCCATGTGCAAGCGCTTGCGATGCACGCCTTTCCCGCTGTCACCCAGGTGCAGGAGATGCCGATGCACGCCTTTCCCGCTGTTCCCCAGGTGCAGGAGATGCCGATGCACGCCTTGCCCGCTGTCACCCAGGTACATGAGCTGCCGATGCCCGTCCTCGTCTGTGACGACTTGCCATGGACCTGAGTTCTCCTCATTGCACCAACCGCCACCAATCCATAGGCAAACCCCCCACAGCCACCACCCGGCGATCTGAATATCATAGTATTCCGGATCGCCTTCCAGCCGGCGTGTCAAAGTCGCACGTCGTTCTCGCAACCAGACATGTCTAGCATGAAGGTCACACTCGTGGGCGATGGTATCTGCCCATTGTGCGGTGCCTTCAGGATCATGCTTCAGTGCGCGAAAGACATTACAGACAAACCCGTCGCGGTCATTTACTGTTTCAATGCCTGGATCATGCGGGCGACCAAACAGCACAGCACCACTCCCAAAGAAAGGCTCGACATAATTGGGCACATTTCCAAGGGCTTGCCATATAAGCGGCGCAACGGTTGATTTTCCCCCAAACCACAGTACTCACGGGAAGGGAGACTTGAGAGTCTCCCTTCCCGTTACTCCTTCTTGTTCCAAAAACTCTCCATCAGTTATTTTGCTCATTTGTCTCTCTTTTTATCCCGTGGCGTTTAAGGATGTCATGAACGGTTTGCCCTGCCATTCCATAGGCTCTGCCCAGGCTCCGAAAACTTTCACCTTGCAGATACCGCTTAATAATTTGCTCCTTATAGGCGGCAAAGGTTGTAGTATCGTGTCTATGCCATGATTTTTTTGGCTTCCCCCCACGCTTAAACCATTTCGCTACGCTTTGTTCGAGCATTAGCTCTGATGCCAATAACTGCTTTCTGGCTACATGCCACTTATCTCGCATAGGGCGTGGATATTCTGTTGGCGAAAGAGAATCCACGATTTGGGTCATGTGCTTGCGCCACTTCACACGACATAGGCCTGGGCACGTAATCGCCCCTACACCTACTGGCTTCGCATAAAATGTGCGTCTATGGCAAATAGGGCACATCTGACTGATTGTCACCTCTTCTTGTCGAAGAACCCAGCCTGTTCCTGAGCGCACAACAATGCCCTTCTTTCTAATGCGGCAATTGTTTCAATATCGGTAATCTGATCACCATGCCAGTGCCCCAGCGCCAGGCGGATGTTACGGTGCAGCCGTGGTGCTATTTTGGATTGCGGCAAGCGGAGCAAGGCCTCTTCTGGGCTGTCCCCTGCTTCAAGAGATAGGCAGAAATCCCGAATATCTCGTGAGGCTGAAGCGCATTGCTCACGATCATCTTCTGGGAAGGCATCAGTTGCATACCATTGAAAATGAAGATTATTCACCAAAAACCCCATAAGGACTTTGCCGAGCTTCGTGTCAATGCTCGTATCGTAGCGATCCATCCACCTCATGGCACCACCAGCTCTCTTGTCTGCATGTTCCCTGCATTATCCTGCACTGTGGCGACCCAATGGCCTGGCATGCGCGGTAAAGACAAACGCCCAGCGCCCAGACTCGTTGCCTGCTGCGGCAGGCCATTCCGTGTCACATATAATGTTCCCATATTTATTCCAGACGCAGCATCGGCAAGCCCTAGCAGTAGCTCCTCTCCCGTATCGTGCAGCGTGATGGTCGGCTTCACCGTGTCATCCAAATAGCGTGTGCCGATCGGGGCGCCGATATCGATCCATGCCAGGATGTCGCGCTTTTCCTGATCAGTCAGGAGCGTGGATGCAGGGCAGCCCGTGCCCATATCGACATCATCATTTCGCGAGGCGTTGGTAAGGCCATCGGTGCGCTGCCCGACGACTTTCCATCCGAGCAGTGAACGACGAGACTGCAATTTCCGCACGTACCTGCTTGAGTTCCAGCCAATCCATTGTTGGGGCGTTCCGGCAGGTGGCTTAGTGCCCCACTGGGCGTTTGGATCGTTCGCCAGCCGATTGTAATCGTTTGGGAGCCCGTTTGGATCGTTGGATACAATGTCGAAACGAAGGTTCCCGGCTGCTGTGGCATTGTGGCAGGCGAGGCAAGCTTGGAGTTTCGGCCTGATGTCTCGGACATACTCTATGCTCCGTGCTGGTTGTTGCGTGAGGTCGTCTGGGATATACCCAGGTTGGCCCGCTACGGTATTATCGAAATTTGTCCCCACCTGGTTGTGTGCATGGCAACCACCACAGTCATGGCGATTCTCGCCGGGGCGCACCTGGTGCCACGTCTGTGAGTTGGTCAGCGCCATTCCCCTGCTGTCGAGGAGCTGGAAGGTGAAGGGTGTGTCGGCTGGTATCCTGGAGAGGAAGCTCGTATCGGGATTGCCGTCCGGATCAAGTGGCGCGCCAGGCTTGCGAAGAGGTATCTCTCCCAGGATACGCAATTTCTCCTGCCCGATGTGCCCTACATATGGCTCAAGCCCCGTGGGGAACACATCGGGGAGAGGTTCCTGGACCACGATCCTCACACTGTGCATCTCACTATTGCTCCACAGACCAGCCATTGCGCCCTGCCAGCCCCAGTTGCTATTCGCCTGATCCGCACGATTAAAGTCGTCCAGCTTGCCAGGAAGGTTCCCCTGACCTGGGTCGGTGTTGCGTTTGTAGAAGCTGCTAGTACCGACTAGGCCATAGGGCGTGCCAGGAAGAAGCATGGGATGAGAGGATGCCGGCAACCAGGGTAGCTCTGGTGGCGCGGGCGCCCCATACTTCTCCTGCCACGTGACCACCGCCTGCGGGAACCACTCATTGCGTTCCGGCGTCTGGTAGATCAGTGTGAGGGCTGAGGGCAGCTGTGCCGCATTGCCTCCGGGGAGAAGATAGATGCCTGAATCATAGGTTGGTTGCGCCACGCCGAAGTGGTGATTGGCGGGCCCGGGTGTGTAGGAGAGTAGCACGTCGTTGCCGGGCGCGGCGGCAGGATGGGTCACCTTGCCGACGTACTGGCCATTGACAATGGCCGACATCTCGTCGCGCTCAGAGGCAAAGGGCGTCCGTGCTGTCAGCCCCACCGGGGAGAAGGCGTAATAGTCTTTCCAGGGCATATTATTCACGTAGCCCTGGTAGAGGAACGGATTCTGCCTGGCTGTCGGAGAACCAAAGCGCGGGAACGCGGTAATGGAGCCAAGCGGATAGAAGGTGAAGGAGTTGAGCGTGCCGAAGCCGTTATTATTCTTATTGTAATAAAAATCGGTAATAATGTCTCCGTTGCCCTGCTGCGCCTGAAAGTGCACGGCATTTTCCTTGGCCCCTATAGCACTCATCAGTGGTCCCCAACCACGGCCGTCAGGGAATGAAGCCCACAGGCCCCAGAGACGACGATCACGGAGCCCATGCGCTTCGTAGGATGTCCACATGATTCTGCCGTCAATTAAGGGGGCAGGGTGGAGGGCAGAGCCGAGATTCAGGAAACCGACCTCTTCTTGTATCCCTGTGGTCTCGTCGAGCACATAGAGCTTGTAGTTCTCGTCGGTGAAGGTTTTGTTTGGGATGGCGCCGTTGCGGTTGCTGACGAAGGCTAATTTGTTCCCTGCGAGAGGAGCTGTCCCAACGTTGAATATTCCATGGCCTAGCGCAGCCTTGGTCGTTGGAGCCCCTGCGATAGGCGTATATTCACCGAAGGTCAGCTGCATCTTGACGCGTGTCGCAATATGTATCTTCCACAGGTTACAATCAGCGCGCGGGAGATTGCGTCGTTGCTGATTCCTCGCCACCACGTCGGTACAAAAGGAATAGTACACATACTGAGCATCGAAACTCACCACGGGGTCGAGCACCGCGCCTTGCGTGCCAGCATCGACCAGCACCTCAGGGGCTCCGCTACCGGGATCGAGCAGCATCAGGTGCGTCCCTGGTTCTAACTGCATAGTTGTGAAGACGTCAGGGAGCTTCGCGAGCACGGTATTGCCATAACGTGGCGAGGAGAGAAAGATCACCGGATAGGAGAGAGGATTCGCAGCATGTGCTATCCCGGCCAGAAGCCCAAGCAGGAAGCCAAGTATCACCCACAGAATAAACCGATTACGCAATCGACGATGATGTTCGACCAGGGTCATAAATTTTCCCTTTGAATCCGTTGATATAATTGCACCCCAACCCATTCAGTGTAGGCCTGGGGGATAGCCTGAGCTAATTCATGACGATTCATCCAATCTATTCCCATAGCCTTTTTCGCTGCGGCCATATTGGCAAAATGCCCAGCGACCGTTATGTACCCACTTTTTGATGCGCCTCTACCTGGCTGAGGGACACGCTCGGGATGAGTTTCATGGTCTGGCGCAAATAACAAGAGAGAGGATTCAAAAAGGCGATGCCGATACAATGATAATCCAAACATTGTGCCGCATAGCATAATAGGCCAGTGCAAGGGAGCGCCCATGACATTCTCTATTACCCATGGCTTGCCTGTTTTTTGTAATAGCTCTCGCACGACAGGCAATAATGCTTCCCGTGGTTTTTGTGCATGTATTTTTCTGGTGATACTGTATGCCTGGCATGGGGGGCTGGCATGAATCACATCAAAATCTCCGCCATATTTCTGACAAAAAATCATGGCGTCATCACAGATAAAATCATCACCAGCATATCGTGGCTGAGGGATTATATCGATACCAGTGACATGGAACCCTGCTTGTTGATATCCGCGGGAACATCCGCCGGCTCCACAAAATAAATCGAGGAGTCTCAGTTTAGGCATTATCTTCCTTTTTCGGACATGGTCATTTACTTTTCTCCAATAATAATGCCATCCGCATTGCCGAATAGGATTTCGTTTATTAACCCCACTTCGCTTTGTGTGAGCTTCATTGGGTCCATGGCAAGCAATAATCCAATATGATATTGATGATCCATAATATATGCTTCGCGGATAGCCTCATGCCATAGCCACAGATGGAGATGCATGAACCATGTTTTTTTGCGCTTTTTTGCGAAGAGCGACTTGGGGATGAAGATTTCTCTGCCAGAAATAGAAAAGACTGATTGTTGCTGTTTTGATATGGTTCTTGACATTGCGTTCCCTTTTATCGAAGGTATCGCGCAGAGAGCGGCTGCCAGGTGATAAGGCTGGCCCGGTGATCATCCGGTTGCCGCTCTTGAGGAGAGAGAGTAGATTGTACCCTGGATGGTTTAAACTTCAACAAAAATATGGGATCATCACGCCACATCCCATGCGCCGACGCCCGCCAAGCCCAATCTGTTGGAGCATCAAACTATCAGCCTCGCTCAGGCCTGTAATGGCCACCGGGTAGCCACTGGCGCCGCCAGCTTTGATGTGCAGCCAGCGCGGCTGGTGCATGGTCACGTGCGCCCGCCCGGTGGTGAGGCCGAGCGCCAGAAGCCGATCATCGACGCCGTATTGTGCGGAAAGAGCGTGGTGATGTTCGAGCCACTAGTATCGAGGATATCGGCACGCGGAAACATCCCTGTGCCAGTGGTGCCGCATACCCCGCACTGGCCGCTCGCAGGGCCAGGCGGCGCGTTGGGTGCGAGGAAATGGCTAATGGGGATCATATATTAACCATTTCCTTAGCAGAGTATTTTTGGGAAAATCGGAATCCCTTAGGGAGTGGATAAACTTGTTCTTCTGTGATGCTCGTTGTGATGTGTTTTCCCACCTCTTGGAGTATTTGCGTCACCCGTGTTTCGTGCAAATTATACTCTCGGGCTACGGCACGAATCTGCCTCTGTTCCTGGACTACAGCACGATAGATGGCCACATTGCGTTTATTTTTAACTGTGCTTAAGGCCTTCTCTATGAGCCATAGGCGATATGAATTGCCAAATAATTGCTCCTCATGCAGACGAAATAGGGCCCCAATATAGAAGCTCTTAGGATAGAAAGACTCACCATCTTTCTCGACCATGTGTTCAATATATTTCGCTTCGAATCGCCACCATACCACTGCTTGTCCCCACAGCTTCCTGGGATTGCGATATTTTGCCCCGTGCCCCCACATAGAAGCGCGGATGGCATCTTTCATGGCACCTTTTACACGAGTATGCGCCCATGTTTTGTAGCTGATTCCATGGACTGACTCATAGGATCGATATGCCTGTAATGCTCCTATCTGCCCTTCCTGGATCAGGTCTTCCCTGGAAAGATAGGAGTCATTCATGTGCTCAGAATGCCATAACTCTTTGGCGTAGCTATTGATAAGTGGAATCATCACTTCGATGGCCTCTTGCTCATTATGAGGATGCATAGATTCTGCGTCCGTATTCTGCAAGGAGGAGCGCCTCAGCACATCCACTTCTGAGGCTAAGCTCATGCTTCGTGGCACATTCATTAAGTTTCCATTGAGGAAACAACGTGCTCGCGGCATGGATACAATTAGATTTTTCTGCATTCAGTGACAATGCCCTCTTCCACTTCGCTGGCGGCGCTGTGACCATTTTATATTCCGCCATGAGTCCGAGCCACATGCCGTAGCCTGTGAACTGGCGCGCAGTGGCCACGCATGATTGCCGTGGCATAGCCATGGGCTCTTCGATCACCACAAGCCCGATATAGTGTCTATTACGTAGCTCCTCTATGGAGGCAATAATGGCCTGCATATTGTATTCTTTTTTTGCCTTCGCCTGGCCTGCAATCACTGGAGTATTACAGACACAAACATATTCCCCAGTCCGTCTTATCGCCGCAATTGCTCCCTCAAAGCCGGGATCAATTCCAATGATAATATCTGCCATATTGCAAACCTTATAAAAGGGGAACAAAGCGCTTTGACGCCGATTCCATCACCACAGCCTTAAGCTGCCCCAGGCAATCAATTGCTTTGCAAATATCGCTCAGCGTTTCGGCTGGCGTCTCGCCTTTATGCGGGAGACGCAACACATATCGCAGCGCATTAAAGTATAAAAGGTGGCACTGCAATGCGGCGCCATCCATCTCCCATGACGTTTCCTGAAGCCAGCGAGCCGCGAAGGCATGGACATCTTCTGTATCAGTAATCTGATAGTAGTTAGGCACTGGCACCTGGCACCTCCGCCTCTTCGATCTTCAGGACTTGCAGAGCAATCCGTTGCGGATTATTCGGGTGAGGCACGAGCCTGCCTTCACCATGCACCATTGTGCCCTTTTCGACATGGCTCAGTCCGATACAGGGGATGATCGGATTACGCCATGAGAGCAGCTCTACCATGGTCATGGTGCGGAATCCATTATAGTGATCGATAATACGACCGGTAAACTCAACATGATTCTGATGACTCAACAATTTGTTGATCCTCCTCATATTTTAAGACAAGTGCCAGCCTGCATATCGTTGCAGGCAATGCTGTGTCTGTTGTATCAATGGCGTATGTGCTCATTTTGCCGTGTATAATAGCCCCAGCAACAACTTGTGGTTTTGTCCACATCACGAGATGGAGACGATAGCGTAGGATCAAATGGAAACAGTCGTCCAGGGATGAAGCCGGGGTCCATCTCACTTTTTTTGAACTACTCTTCCAGTAAAAAAACCGACCATCAAGGCAATCGAGTGGATCGACATATTTCTCAGGAGCAAGCCCCGCGTCCCAGAGCCTACTCGCCAGCTCTTTTGCTGGGATTTTCTTTGCCTCTTCTAGTGTCATTCTGCTGTAACCTTTCTCCGTCTCTTTCTCTCGAATAGTGAAAGCTCCTGATAGACTTCATCAGTAATGAGCCCTCTACTATGGAGGAGATTATAGACTTCTGTATCAGTGCCAAATCTCGCGCGAATTGTGCGCACATTGGGGAGCCCTGGAGTCTTAGTGAACTGCGCCAGGGCTGGTATCCATCCTGTCAACTCGTGATGTATTTGCCAGGCGCGCACGCGGCGAAGGAAATGCTCCTCATAACTGCGTGCATCCGGGAGAGGCACAAGGAAGGTGATCAACTCCTCATAACGTTTACTAGTGATAATGCCATGCTCGAACCAGAGCTTATAGATTTTCGAGGATGGGCCGACATGCTCTGATATTGCGCGCCTCGACGGCAATCCTTCGCACTGTCCGATGTGCTCAAGGCTTGGCATCCACCCCTGTTTATTGTTCTGTTTTTGCCACTCCTTTATCGTGCGCACCATGAATTCGATGTATTTGTCCTCCTCATGGTACGGTATCCTGCTCCCCACTGAACGGTTGAACGATCGTTTGTTCCCACGTTCCTTGTGTTCGTAGCTAATGCACACGTCACACATGGTTGCATTCGTGCATGTGCACGGATGGCGCAGCGGTGGCAAATCATCAGTATGGGACATCGTCATCTTGTGTCCTTTCATCTTTGGCGATGATCCCCGTGGTGGTTCCGAACAATTCATCTGTAGCTGCATTGCCATCCTGGCGTTGCGGAGCATTTTCAGGCAGAAGTTCTACAAGCTCATCCCATGGAATAAGCCCGTAACATCCATAGGTTTCTCGCAGCGATTCTAATCGTGTATCTTCTTTGAGCATCTCTATTATTGCCAGAATCCCATCGTAGCGCTGTGTGCAGAATATCGTTATCTGCTGTGGAGTGAGTTGATCCACGCGCGAAACCCCGGCGTGCGCGAGAAGCTGCGCTTTGACCTCATTAGCATCACAACCAAGCTTTGTCACAGCGACGAGCCGTAAATGCGACAGAGCGTCGGTCAGCTCCTGTGCTGTGGCTCGTCGTGGCTCGTCGTGCTGTATCATCTGCGGCACAATGCGCTCTGGCTGCGCCTCTGGTAGGTCATCTATCTCGCCAGGGGCGTAGACACTGCCGCCAAATATATGGGGGGCATATCGGCGCGCCAGGCGTGTGAGACAGCGCGCCCAGAGCATATCCTGTGGCCAGGATTCCCATGCGCCACCGCCTTTTACCAACCCGGCCTTGCGAGCTTCGTCCATAGTAAAGGTCACAAGCGGGCTCACTGGTTTTCCGACACGGATCATACGCATGCTGCATGTTGTTGGCGTGTTCTCAGTCGATTCTATTTCGTACCCAGCCATGCTCAGCAGAAGAGCCGTGGTCCCAGCATCACAGATAAGCTTGCCGCGCGAGAACCATATTCCGCCCAATGCAATCGTAGGCGCCAGGCCAAGTTCCTGGCCACGCAGAATACGCATGAGCGCCTGGCTTTTGGTGAGCTTCTGGCCACCGCCGAACAGCCCAGAACTTTCGGCATAGGCTGCAATTTGTTCTAATTCCGAAAAGGTATACGGCATTTGTGCTCCTTTGCAGATCAAAAATAATCTGATATCATCATATCATCTATAGAATGACAAAATCAAGGGGAAATCATGATTAAATTTGTACTACGGATTGATCCTGAAACTTATGCCTGGCTTAGAGAGAAGGCGCAGCAGGAGAGAATGTCGATTAACTCGCTCCTGCTGCGGATGGTGGATGAGAAGGTTAAGAAGGAGGAGAAAAAACGTGGAGCTTAGACCGTATCAAGAGCAGGCAGTCGAGGCCATATTTGCAGCGCTCGACAGAGGAGAGCATCCTGTGGTGAGCATTGCCACCGGTGGCGGCAAAAGCCTCGTGGCAGCGGCTGTCGCGGCACGTATCCCGGGGCGCGTGCTCGTTGTGACGCATCGGCAGGAACTTCTCCAGCAAAACGGAGAAAAGATTGCCGCAATGAGCCCAGACGAATCTTTTGGGTACTATTCCTCTGGCCTTGGACGGCGAGATATCTCCCAGCGAATCATCCTTGGCGGAGTGCAATCTATCGGAAAACGCATGGGAGAACTCCAATCCCATGGGACATTCGAGTCAATCATTATCGATGAATGCCATAGAGTTCCACCGAAAGCAAAAGCTTCACTCTACCATGCGGTTTTTAGCGCGTGCCCGCAGGCGTTGCGGATAGGGCTATCCGCAACGCCATATAGGCTCGATGATGGACCAGTTTATGGAGAGGAGGAGACCTGGTTCACATCCCTAGCGTTTCATCTTGGTATCGGGGATTTAACGCCAGAGTACCTTAAGCCGCTCCATGGGGTGCTGATGGCGCATGGGATTGATACGAAGGCAATTCGGCAGCGTATGGGAGAGTTTGTCGAATCAGACTTGAGCCAGGTGGCGTGTGAGGAAGAACTCGTGCAGGGGGCATGCCGCGAGATGGTACGTCTTGGGAATGAATCAGGACGAAAATCCTGGATAGTGTTTTGTGTTGATGTCGCACATACCAACCTTGTTACTGCGGAGCTATGCAGGCTTGGCGTCGATGCCTCTGCCCTGGTTGGTGATACCCCGAAAGATGAACGAGCATCTTTACTGCAACGCTTGCGAGAAGGGAAGCTCCGAGCTTTGGTGAACTGCGAAGTGGCTACGACCGGCTTCGATGTGCCGCGTATCGACCTGGTGGCCATGCTTCGTCCTACGATGAGTAAGTCGCTCGTGCTACAAATGGCCGGCAGGGGTTGTCGCCTTACCGATCATGCACAGGATTGCCTCATCCTGGACTATGCTGGCAATATTGAACGCCACAAGCCGTTGGATGGCCTGGCAAAAAAAGGCCGGAGCAAAGAGCGTATCGCCATGGATGAAGAGGAGCTTGAGCTGTTGCGTGCGGCTGAGCGTGAACGACAAATCAAGCACCTGGCTGAGGCAAGCCTGACTGACCCATTCTCAGATGGCGTCGCTTCGACGCGGTACGAAGTTTTCCGCATGACCTACAAAGTTGAGCCAAGCAAGAACCCAAAGTATCGCGGGAAGTCGTTGGTACGCGTAGGGTACTTTTGCCCACAAAAGCCAGGCAACCAATGGGTGAATGCTTGGGTATGCCCAGAGTACGAGGGGTATGCCAGAGAGAAGGCCATGTCATGGTGCCGACTACATGGGCTTCATCCAGAGAAACTGCAATTGGATACCGCCAGAAAAGTGGCAGCTCATGGGCGATCAGAAGATTTTATCATGCCTGAGACTATTAGCGTGAAAAAAAATGGAAGCTTTGAAGTGATCGATGTGGAGTATATGCCTGTAGGGCAGAGGAATATCTGGGAAGATTCATGATGTGCATATGCATCTCTTACTATCAATAAGGGACGCAAGTAATTTCGCAGGGGGCACGTGGGGGCACAAAACTCGTGTGCCCCCAAATGGATTAGTATCTAAGCCATTTTATCGTGATTTTCGCCCTGGGGGCACAGGGGCACATGGGGCTCACCCTTTTGAAAATACGTGCCCTTTTATAGAAAATGAATTTGTATATATTTCAATGACTTGTAGCATGGGGCACATTTTTTAGATAAACGTGCCCCCGTGCCCCCTGTGCCCTGTGCCCCCATATTATTGATAGTTCCCATCGTCTGAGAACTCGTCCTGCGGGAAAAAATACACGGTTTTTTTCCCTTCCTCTGTCTTGCGTAATTTCCCAGCCATCACCATGGCGCTGAGTACTTTATTAATCGTCGAGCTAGGAAGATGGTGCTTTCTCCATAAATCCTTAGCTGTGGCCTGGCCATGATCTTCAATGTACCGCTCAACTTTCTCTTCTAGGATACTATCGGCATTCATGGGCACGCTCTTCTCAACCAGAGGGGCAATGGCGTGGAACATCACCCGCCATCTCTCCGTAATCTCCTGTGCGACCACCCAATACGGCATGGTAATCGTCTGTGAGCCATTTAAGCTAGTCAGCAACATCGCAATATGAAGAGCCTTCTCGTGCAGCCTACCATACCAGGCATCATAATCCTGGCAGACTTCCCCTCTCTGGACAAAGGTCAGCAATGCCTCGTTGTAGAGATAGAAAGCTTCTTGCGATTCCGGATCAAAAACCATAGGGTGGAAAGGGAGTGGAGATACCGTCCCGGTGAACTCTCCCGTCGATTTGCCCTTTTCATCAAAAACTGGCTGCATATCGACAGTCGGTATCCCGAGCCTGGCATTCCATTCGCCGAGCGCAGCGACGAGAGCATTCGGCCTATCCTTCCCCATAGGCCGCCTTGCTAACGATGGAGATTCGCCTTCAAGTGGGCAAATAAAGGCAAAGCGCGGCCAGAACCCATCGTGCCACCATGGGGAGCCGGGAGTCATAAAAGGGGCAAGGTCATGCGGTGTCGCACTAGAAAGCAAGGCAAGGTATGGATTCTTGATCCGCTCCATGCCTCGCATGATTGTCTCGCTGGTGAATTCGTCGTATCCATCATCAAGCTGCCTGAGCAAGCTATGGAATTCAGCCATGGCAGAATCCGCCCGCGTCATCTGCTTAAGCAGGCCGCCCCACTCCTCGTGATACCATCCACGCTGACCAGCAAAGGCTAGCCTTGCCCTTGTTGAAGCCTGGTCTTCCTCTGTCATGGTCCCATAATCCTTAGGGATAGGACCTGACATGCTCCGTATCAGGGCTTGTGGCGTAGATTTCGTGGAGGCAAGCAATGATCGACATCCGGCCATATCGATCAGTTCTATGCCCTTCTTAGCCGTGGTGCTTTTGGCATAGAGAGTGGATCGTGCACATAGGGCAATGAAGAGGTGGGAATAAATAGGCGATCCCATTTCTACGCCAATACGCCTTGCAGCGATAACAGAGAGCACCCATAGGCCAATAGCCTCGTGGAAGCCGCTCGCTGCACGCGGAGACCATCTCATCGACCATGCGATATATTGGTCCAGCCATTCGCGTGGGTTATGACTTACTCTATTTCGAAAATCATACCCCTGATAGGCTATGGCCTCTGGGAGTTGCGGCAAAGAGAGCCGTGGTGGCGGGGGGAAATCCCAGTCTGGAGGCGATTCTTCTTTGGAAGGCGGTGGATGATAGCCATTGGAGTTTGGGGGAGAAACGTATCGCAGAGGGCCTTGCTCATACCTCGCGCAGCTCTCGGCAATTTTTCTGATGTCCTCATCAGGAAGTGGCGGAACGCATTGTGTGCTATTCATTTCCTGTAATGCGGCAAGGATGACCGCCTCTGATGCGCCCTTGGTACGCATGCTTGCTCCAAAGCGAAAGAGCGTGTCATTACGTCGACCATCGCTAATTGACGCGCTGACGTCTATTGTTCCGGAACTCGTCCCTACGTTTGGCTGTGAGCACAAGGCCACAAGCCAGGCAGGAGTATCTGCAAGCGATATATCGTCAGGGTCATGCGTAAGTTCCCACTGATAGGCTTTGCCACTGCGATGGAGTGATGGGGGAGCGATCACATATCCCCCATCACTCCTGATATCGAGCCCTTCTCCAAGATTTTGTACAGAGTTTTTCACTGGCTGCCCAGGATGAGCAAAGAAATACTGTATCCCTCCTCCTCCTGTCAGTTGCTGTGGCGTATCAGGCAGTTTGGCATAGAGCAATTGAAGCTCCCGCAAAGAAACATCGCCACCCTTATAGCTGTCCTCATCCAAGACAAGCAGCCCACTTTTTTGCCCAGTGGCAATGGCAATATTGGCGGTTGGCCATATGCGCCACCACCGGCGTATCACAGCCTCGTCTAGGGTAGCGTCCTTTACGCCATTCATGGTACGCGGATGTTTCCCAATACTGCCGCACTGTGGATTGCGGCATGAGCAATCCCCTTTGTCTGGGGTATGGCAGGGAAATACTGGCCATCCGCGCGCTGTGTACTGCAATGCAGCGTCAAGAAGTGAATTGGAAACCTCAGACATGGACGGTTTCCTTTTCTTTTTCTTGCCCTTTCAATTGCCTTGCTAAGTCTTTTTTCCTAGCAAGCTCCAGAATACGGACTGCCATTTGATTCCATGACCGCCCATCTTTCTTGGCTTTCTCTCCAATCCACTCCAATAAATCCTCAGGCATTCTTACTGGCCGTGCGATAAATCCCATATTAAACTCCTATTGAAAATCTTAAAATTACTATGTATCATATTAATCTATCTTGGACTCTTAGTCAATGAGGAGAAATCCCATGCCATGCGCCCACGCGACCTGCCGACAAGTCTATAGCCAGCGCCCAGCGCACGTGCTCAGCCAGTGCGCCATATGTTCTGAACAGCTTGGAGAGCTGGCCATCATCTCCCTACCATTTTCAGAGGAGTTGAATAATGTAATGGATGCATTCGAAGAGCGCGCTGCCGTCATGGAATACGAAGGCGCATTACCCCGTGCTGAGGCAGAGCGTCTGGCCTGGGAGATTATGCGCGAATCACAGAAGGAGAGCCAATGAGCCAACGGGATTACTACGAGAAGCGGGATGGCTGGACGATCGAATACTACTGCGAGCATTGCGACCTCCCCAGTGAGCCCACTGGCTGCTGGCGTGGTTGTCCGCCTGGGACGCTGTATTTGTGCCTTACGATATGTGGCGACTTGGATAATCTCTTAAACGATCAGGAGAGGATTGATGCCGAACAATAAGGGATACGATACGCACAGCATCCGCTACTACACAATGGCCGCTACAAATTGGGTCTGTGCGCACACGCTGCCGCTGCCCAATCCGATCCTGCGCACGATCCAAGAGGATCACCCTGAGATAGGAGTATCGTGGCGAGCACTTGATGTGGCGAGCAGTAAAGGGGACATCGAGGCAACGAAGCGCCATGGCCGTGCCTGGATGCAAGCCTGGCAACGTGCACTGAAGGAGCACAGCGATGTGGCCACGCGACAGGGATGAGATGTGGGAATTTATCCGCAATTGCAAGGTGGTGTGGCTCGACACCGATAACTTGACTCCTTTTTATGACCATGTTGACAACGAAGGCGCACCATACGATCAATGGGAAATGGCACTGAATCAACTAACACAGGACATCCAATCGGGAAAGGCACGAGAAGAATGGGAGCGACGAGAAAAGGAAGCAAAAGACATGCTGCGCAAACAGGGGGAACAGTTGTAGCTGAGGAGCGGCTGCAATGTTCCTCTTTCTGGCACGACGGGACGCGATGCGCTGATTATGCACCACCGGCAGAGGCACTCCTGCTGGGGGCAGGGCTATATCAGAAAACGTCCATCACTCTGCCATTGTGCAGCCTGCATCGCGTGCTTACTGGCTATGTTATCCGCCAGGCGCAGCAGCAAGAAGAGGATGTGGGGATAGAAGAGAAGGAGCAAGAAGAGGCACAATTCCATCCCCGTCGCAACGAGATCACGACGGTAGAATCTGCCTGGCGGATGATCGATCTTTGGGTGGCGGAGCATGATGGCCTCCCCCCGCGCTGCGACGATCTCGAAAAGGACAAGAGCCTACCGCACTACAAAATTATGCAGAATCTCTACGGGAATATGGCGGGATTCTACCAGGAAGGGGTACGACGTGGCGCCTGGCAGGATGGCGCCTGGAATATTATCCGCAACGGTGGCACACGGACTCGTGTGCGCCGCTATGCTGAGGACGATATATGGAGTCTCATAGGCGCATGGGTCAAAGAGCGCGGACGTATCCCGTTTTATTATGAGTATGGCACTGGCAGCGACCTTCCCTCATTTTCGAATATTTCCCGGCGCTATGGCGGCATGGATGGCATACTTGCTTCCGGCCTTAAGCGGGGTATTTGGACGCGTGAGCAGATGTCCGAATATAAGCACACCGCGCTCGAACGCCAGACACGCGGCTATCCCTATCTGCGCAGGAAGATCGGTGCGGATTTCGTGCAGCAGAAAATAGACAAGGGAGCACATGAGCGAGAGGTTTTCTGGGGCATTGTCGCCGCGTGGGCAGCAAGGAATCCAGGGATTATCCCCACATCGACACACCTGGAGGAGCCTGATATGCCAGGACGATATAAGGCCTGGCGGATTTGCGGGAGCATGGAGCTTTTCAAGAGAGAAGGCGCGGATAGAGGATTGTGGGAAATGAAGTAGGGTAAAGAAAATGGAGAGGGAACACTCCCTCTCCATCTGATGCTACATATTCAGCCGATTACTCTCTCGATCATATCTCCGGTGGCCATACCGCACAGTAATGCGATCATCCACAATATGCACGGCCAGAAGACAGATGGAGATGATGATTGCGCCGATGCCTGCCATTACGAACCACATGTGTTTCTCTCCCGCAATAGGGTACAAATTTGTTCAATAGCCTTCTGATCCCTGGTGAAGAGTGCGCCGAGATCATCTATCCCCAGAGCTGTGATAATGCGAATCGCCTTGCTCGCGATCATTTGCTCGCACCCATATGTCTCAGCACGTTGTAGCGTGGTATAGTGCACGTTGCTGCGAAATGCCAATTCGTGCAGGGATAGGCCTGCCGCTTTGCGATAGGCATAAAGGGCCGTGGACTTATGTGCCATGCTGTTCCCCTAATATGATCTTCCCGCACACTGAGCACGTCACTGGGAGACCATGAATCTCCTGCCACTCCCCGCAGTGCCCGATGAGCGATGGTGTCTTTTCTATGATACGTACTTGTCGTTTTGGCGCCCTGCTCAGCGCATTCCACGCGCGCTGATAGGCCTTCCGTTCTTCTTTGTGAGCCAGGTAATACGCGCGCTGATAGGCCAGCTTTCGTTCCCTATTTTCCTGATACCAGCTCACGCTGCAAACTCTTCCTGGCTCTGGCCAGAGCACAATTCCCAGACTTTTGCGACATCGCTGAGCTGCCATGCCATCGGGCTCTCCGCGCGCTGGCCAAGAGTATAGGCGTCATCCCATGGCCAGGCCTTGCACTCCTGCGGGATGAGCTGCGCGATGTGGCGCTCACGGCAGGCGCAGCGAAAGTGGCGCACGGTCGGGAATTGTTTGAGGAATTTTACGCGGATGATATATTCGCGTTGCATGACTCTGTCTCCTGTGTTAGTGTATTTGCATATATACAATTCGTGTTCCCTAGACTGCACTAGGATGGTTGATCCTCTCCCCGTGCAGGGATATTTACCTGTGGGTTGCCCAGCTTCCGTTGTTCCAATCCGCAGCATCCGCAGCTCGCTGCATCCGATTCTGCGCCACCATCTGCTTGTATCCTAATTCGCGCCCTAGTTCGTCGCGCTCGCATCGCTCAGTGGCGCTGCCGTATTTCTTCCCAGCGATAATCACCCTATAGGTCCAAATCCCCTGCTCATTTGCCGGCATGGGCCCAGAATCCACTCTGTGGGTGGCGGCATGACCATAAGCCACACGACTCGACACAGGAGAAGAGGTGGCATTAAACAGCATGAACCAGAGAGTTAAGATGCCAGCCGTCACGAGGGCTTAGGTAACAATCTGTGCGATGGTCGTGGCGATACTTGTGTTGTGTTTCATGACAATTTTCCTTGTATGGTTTTTACGACAGAATGATGATTGCGCCCAAGAGCCCGATTGCGATCATGCCGACTGTGAAGATGAAGAAGAGTTCCTGTGCGCGTTTCATATCCGTCTCCTGCCTGGTGATGGTTTCGGGGGAGTCCATCTCCCCCTTCTGATATACTTATCGGATTATTGGATAGAATCTTTAGCCTTAAATTGTGTGATCTAGCTCACGCTCCATCCGAGCTACCTGGTTGGTCGCCAACCCTGCCGCCGCCCATAATCCGATGAGCATCTGATGGCTTAGCTCCTCGACCAGGCATACCACGAGATCATCGGCAATCTCCTGCTCGCAGGCATCAAGATCATTGGCGCAGGCCTCGCAGAGCCAGAAATCATGGCGATAGACTGTCCCGATAACCCGATCATCATTCGCTGCGCACGATTCGCAGATTTTTCCGTGCATCACTCTTGCTCCTTGCCTGTGACAATTCCAATAATAAGTGGCGCATTTCCGGTCCCATGGCGGCAATTGATTCCTCAGCGATAAGCCCCACATCCTCTACCTGATCATCATTTTCAGCTTCTTCCCAGGAGAAAGGAATAGCAAGAAGCCCAAATTCAAGCCTTACTCCTCCCATAGATAATGATCCTTATCTTTCCGGTGTGCCCTCGTTCGGATCCATTCACAGCCCCTGATATGATTCTGCGCCTCTGCACGCCAGCCCTGATCATCATCAATGGCCGGAACTGGCGGTTGATCATCCTCAGGATATGGGAGGAGTGCATCACAATAGAGACAATGATTCGCTGGTTTTTGTTTCATAATGCTCCTTGGCTGGGGAGTCTCAACCACTCCCCCATTATTTTTACTCAGCCGCCCATTCGATCGGTCCGTACTGCGCCACCACGGCCAGAACCAGAGGCCCGAGGCACACCTGATGAGCTGGCAAATCCGCATAATCTCGCATCACCACGCCATCGGGCGCATAGGGATGGAACCGTCGCAGACCATTCTCACCGAGCAGCCTGGCGATGCCATTATGCGTATTTCCGTGGCGATCGGTGGCTGTAGCGATATAATCCTGATCGGTCCAGACATCGCTCGCGAGCGCCTCTTTTTCCATGCGCGCAGACAAACATTTCGCCCACCGATGCTTGCACATATTATCGGGCGCATTTCCCTGCTGAAAATCCACGCAGGGGCACGAGCCGTTGACGGCATAAATATGGTGGTGGTTGGTCACAATCGCACTGCCGTCGTGCCGCAATTCCACGCCGCCGTCCAGAATAATTTCTACTGCGCGAGTGATACGGGCTACGTTGTAGGGATATTTCTCTGCTGCGCGTTTTGCCAGGACATTCAACTGGGCTTTTCGTGTCTCGGTCATCATGGTCATTGCTCCTGTGTGCCTAGTGTCTCGGGGGAGTCCATCTCCCCCTGATGACATACTTATCGGATGATCGGGTAAATACTTAAGTGCTAAATTGTGTGATCTAGCCCACAATTTTATGCTCTATATCCACTCTCCGGAATCACTATACAAACTGCCTGCTCCCCACCGCAGAACATCGCCATCTTCCGCGCTATAGTGTGCCAGCAGATACGCGGTAACCTGCTGATCCGGATCATCCTGCCATAGAGCGTAAGCGGCGCTGGAATGATCTAGGATATCGTCCCCGCCGAGTTGCAGGCAGGCATCTAAAATGGCTGGGCTGGTTTCAAAACTACTCAGAGCATCCTCTGTTCCGGCAGGATACCCTAAGTCAACAAAGCGAATGTTGATAGCGCGTATTTTCATCATCATGGTCATGCTCCTGTGTCTAGTTCCTGCGGGGGAGTCCATCTCCCCCTTCAAAGTACTTATCGGATGATTGGGTAAAATACTTAAGTGCTATTTTATGTGATCTAAGTCACAAATCCCTAAATGAGGCGTAGGTTATCGCCTGGCCACGTCATCTGCGAACCATTTCGCGGCCTCGTTGCAGTCGATCTCTGCCCAATCGCCGCGTACCCAGCGATGCGTAAATTCCGCATTCAGCCGCTCACGATACGCAGCGGGATAGGTGCAATTTTCCGACGTAAAAATACCATCATTCATCATGCCGCAATATATGGCCAGGGCATATTGCCGATCTTCGCGATCCAGGCATGCCTGACAGACCTGAGGGAACATGCCAGCGATGTGGACCATCGGGATCTCGCAGCGGTAGCATGTCGCGCTTATTATGGGAAACATCTCATCCATTGTCTTTATCGTGGTTGCGTTATTGAGGTTTGCGATAATCTGCGTGGTAGTTCTCATGGTCATTGCTCCTATGTCTAGTTCCTGCGGGGGAGTCCATCTCCCCCTGATACTATACTTATCGGAATCTCGGATAAAATCTTTAGCGCTAAATATAATAACGTTGATTTTTTACTATATCTCTATAGAGCGGATCGGCATAGGTCTCGTCGGCATCTGCCTGCGCGTCAGCCGCTGTGGGGTATGGGTCGCTCCATAGGCAATCGCCTGCGTAATCCTCTGGCTCCCAATACCAGGCTGTGGCCTGTGCCGGCTTGCCGGTGCACCCATTGATCTGCCGAGTCTGATTGCCCTGGAAAATTCTGATATTGTGGTTCATGGTTATGCTCCTAATATTTGCCGTTTCGTTCGCTTCATCTATATATATTATAGCATATATGGGTAATGCTGCAAGTATATTGCAGCATTCCTAAAAATAAATTATCTTCTCTCCGAAGCTCGTGGCTTCTCCTGTGTCCCTGCTGTGGCGCCGGTTCGCTCCTTCCGGCGCTTCGGTGGCTTATGAGGGAACAAAATGGCCTACCTCTCCCGCTATATCAGAACGAGATTACTAGGGCAATCTCAGCCTATAGAGGGGATATCTGCGCCCTATATCCTCGATCGGCGCACGGGCCACCTCTCGCCCTATAATCACCACGACTGGCAATACCTAGCAGATATCGGCTATGCCCCCGCCATTTATGGTGGTGCGGGCAACCTCAACTCCCTCAGCTATCCGCGATTTTACCTGGGCACGCGCAGCAATGCCACGACTGGCTCGACCAACGTCACGCTGAGCAACAACTATACATATGGTAGCGCTGGTAATGCCTCTGGCGGGCGCTTCCGATTCCTGGCGGCGCGCACGATCACCAATATTTATTTCAATGTTTCGGCCTACACGGGCACTGCCGCTAACGTGGACGATATCCTCGTCGAACTCCGCAACGACACCTCTAATCTCCCCGGCAGTACAGTGCACGCGAGCCAGAGCAAAAATCCTAGCAGTGCCACGGGATGGATCAATTGCAGCGGATTGAACTTTGCGGCCAGCGCGGATACGAGTTACTGGGTATCCGTGGCCGACCCCGACGGCAACGCCACCGATAACGCACAGGTGTTGAGCCGCATGGGTGCCGGTGTGGACGTGGACGATCTCCTCGTGTGCGACAAAATGGCCGCAGACTCGACCAACGGCTGGTCCACGGCAACAATTCGCTCTGCGCCATCGTCTATCGTGCTGGGATTCGATAATGGCCAGGGGTTTGGCACGCCGATCACCAGCATCGTGGGAAGCAGCAGTAGCACGAATCGGCGCGGATTTTACTTCCAGAGCGGATTCACTGAGACGCTGAGCTGTTTGGGGCTCATCATGCCTGGCGGGAGCGCCAACCTCAGCGCGGTAGAACTGTATGATTCGTCGGCCACCGTGCCAGGCACGGGCGTGCTCGCCACGGGTAATCACCAGGTATTTGCGGGCGGCGGCAGCACGATTATAGGTTATTTTTTCAACACGCCACCGACGCTCGCGAAAGCCACGGGCTATAGGCTGGTCTACACGTTTTCCTCCAACACGGCCTTGCCACGTAAGATGTCCATCGGCACTGGCTCTGATTCCGTGCTGCGCTCCGCCATGCTGGGGCTAGGAAGCTGGTATTGGGCTGAGGCCAACGGCACCACGAACTGGAGCAACGACGATAATACTTCTATACCACAGGCCAGCTTCCTTTTCGAGGATCAGATAGAGGTTGCTAGTAGTAGTGGTGGCGGGCCACTCATAGGTCCAGGGAGGCTCATTCGTGCTTGACCTCGGAACTGTGCGCCCCGGACGAACCATTTATATCCCATTTGAATCCTTCGCCAGCGCCACCGGAGCGCCGATCACGATCACCGGACTGGCGACTTCGGATATCCTCATCTATAAAGATGGCGGCACCACGCAGCGCGCCAGCACCAGCGGCTTCACATTGCTCGACACCGACGGGATCGACTTCGATGGTATCACCGGAATTCATGGCTTCAGCATCGATCTGAGCGACAACACCACAGCCGGATTCTATGCAGCAGGCTCGCAATATTTTATTGTGGTGTCGACGGTCACGGTTGACTCGCAAGCCATGAGCTTTTTAGCCGCGTGGTTCCGGATCGGCTATGACGCGGCAGTGTTGAACACCACCATCGCTACGCTGAGCACGCAAACGAGTTTCACTCTTACCACTGGACCTGCCGAAGATGACGCCATGAACGGGAGCATCGTGCTCATCCATGATGTGGCGAGCAATGTACAACAGACCTATGCCGTGGTGGCTGACTATACGGGGAGTACAAAGACTGTGACGCTGGCCGCCGCTGGGACTTTCACCGTGGCGGCCAGCGATAACATCTCATTTTTCCCCCCTGCACTCACCGCGACCATCGCAGGCCGCACGCTTGATGTATCGGCCACCGGAGAGGCTGGCGTGGACTGGGCAAATGTTGGTAGCCCGACGACCTCGCTGGCGCTGACGGGCACCACGATCGCCACGACGCAACAGGTCGATGTGAACACGATCAAGACACAGACCGTGACATTGTCTGGCGGGGTGACGATTCCTGCGGCGACCCTGGCCTCGACCACCAACATCACGGCGGGGACGATGACCACGGCGACCAACGTGACCACGTTATCCTCTGGAGCCATCAGTGCCGCCTCGTTCGCGGCAGGAGCTATCGACGCTGCTGCTATCGCCACGGATGCCATCGGGAGTGCCGAGCTTGCTGCCAGTGCTGTGAACGAAATCGCTGACCAGGTCTGGGACGAAGTGCTCAGCGGACATCTCACCGCAGGGACCACCGGCGCCGCACTGAACGCGGCAGGGGCGGCTGGTGACCCCTGGAGCACGGCCATCCCCGGAGCGTATGGCGCTGGCACAGCAGGGAAAATCGTAGGCGATAATCTGAACGCCACGGTGAGTTCGCGATTGGCGAGCGCAAGCTATACTGCTCCGCTTGATGCTTCGGGCACACGAGCAGCGGTGGGGCTCGCCAGCGCGAATCTTGATACGCAGCTCAGCACGATTAATTCAGCCGTGGATACCGAAGTCGGCGCGATTAAGGCCAAGACTGATCAGCTCGGATTCATCGGCGGCAGGGTCGATGCGACGATCGGCGCGATTAACGGCAATGCCACTGCGGCGCAGAACCTAGAACGCAGCGCGCTGACCATTTATCGGGGGACTGTAACCGGGACGAGCACCACGACGACCGTGGTGGATTCTGGGCTCACGCAGAGCGCAGCGGATTTTTGGAAGGGGCGCATTGTGATCTTCGTCACAGGGACGTTGGCGGGGCAGGCAAGCGATATCACTGCGTTTACGCCAGCAACGGATACGCTGACGATCACGGCGCTCACAGGGTCGCCGAGCGTGTCTGACAATTTTGTCATTGTGTAACATGGAATTTGAATATGCCAGGCGGTGGATCAAAACCAGGGGAAAGGCGTGGCGGGCGAAAGCCTGGGACGCCGAATCTCAGGAAGATAGAAGATCGGAAAGCGCTATTGGATTATTGCCACGAAAAAGGGACCGACCCATTCAAAGTCATGGTCGACCTTATGGCAACGCCAAAGATGGAGCCACGCATCAAAATCGCTTGCGCTGAGGCGCTTGCAGATCGGCTGATGCCAAAGCTAAAGTCTATAGAGATTACCGGCGATATGACGAAGCCTCTTTACGTGGTGACCGATGGCGTTACATCGATAGAGCGTGCGGCACGCCAGGCCAAGATTGAGGAACTGCTCGCCAAGAGAGATACGAATGCCATTGACAGCATCTGAAGAACTTGAACTGATCCATCTTCTAGAATGGGAAGCGAATCAGCGGCGCTATTGCCAGGTGGATCAATGGTTCCCGGAACGCGGGGCCTATCGGCGTGCGCTGTACCCGAAGCACATGGAGTTTTTCCGAGCCGGGGCAACGAAGCGCGAACGAGTGTTTATTGCGGCGAATCGTACGGGGAAGAGCATTGCTGGTCTCTACGAGCTGGTTCTGCATCTCACTGGCGATTATCCTGCGTGGTGGCAAGGCCGGCGATTTGCACAGCCTATCCATGCCTGGGCCGCTGGCGATACGAGCAAGACGACACGGGACATCCTTCAACTGAAGCTGCTTGGGCCACCTGGGGATTATGGCTCTGGCGTGCTCCCTAAAGCTCGGCTCACGCGCACGAGCAATAAGCACGGACTCGCCGATGCTATTGAAGCTGTGCACGTGCGACATTTAAAAGGTGGCGAGTCCTTGCTCTTGCTCAAAAGTTATGACCAGCGCCGCGAGGCCTTTCAGGGAACCGAGCAAGATGTTATTTTGCTCGACGAAGAGCCACCGGTTGACATTTATGTGGAGTGCCTGCTGCGCACGATGGAGACCGGGAGCTTTGGCGGTGGGATCATCATGCTCACCTTTACGCCGCTTATGGGGATGAGCGATACGGTGTTAAGCTTTCTCCCAGACGGCCAATTCCCCGATGACCAGAGTCAGGGCAGCAAATATGTGGTAGGCGCCAGCTGGGATGATGTGCCGCATCTCTCCGAAGCAGTGAAGGCGGAGATGCTGGCCGCCATGCCTCCCCACCAGCGCGAGGCGCGGAGCCGTGGCATTCCTCTGCTCGGCGCTGGCGTGATCTATCCGGTGAGCGAAGAGACGTACTTGATTGATGATATGCCACTCCCGAATCATTGGTATCGTGCCTATGGTATGGATGTAGGCTGGAATCGCACGGCTGCTATTTGGGGCGCTTACGACAAGGACAACGACACATGGTATTTGTACGCTGAGCACTATCGTGGGCAGGCTGAGCCGAGTATCCATGCCGCTTCCATCCGCGCCAGGGGGGAATGGATCGGAGGGGTTATCGACCCTGCCAGCCGTGGGCGCACCCAGAATGATGGTACACAGCTATTGGAAACGTATGAGCATCTTGGGCTGCGTCTCAATGTGGCACGCAATGGCGTCGAGTCGGGCATTTATAAGGTCTGGGAATATCTCAGCACTGGGCGGTTGAAGGTGTTTAAATCGTTGCAGAATTTTCGCAAAGAGTTGCGGCTGTATCGACGTGATGAGCGGGGCAATGTGGTGAAGGTGGACGACCATCTTATGGATGCTGTGCGCTATTTGATGATGTCTGGCGATGATGTTATGCGGCAAGCTCCTACGCATGAATCAGCCGAGCCGAAAATGCAACAACTGGCAGCAGGCATCCTTTATACCTCAGGCAGCGGGTGGATGAATTAATGGCGGAGTCTCGTGAAGAGAAAGATGTCGCACAGCAAGCCTTTGATGATGAGGCGTTGCTCACTGTGGCACGTCGGCGCTTTGCCCTGGCCGAAGAATGGGAATCGGCACAGCGCATCCGGATGCGTGACGCGCTGCGGTTTCGCGCTGGCAATCAGTGGCCAGAAGAGGTGATGAAGCAGCGGATGTTAGAGCGGCGACCCTGCCTTACGATTAATCGCACGCAGAGCTTTATCAATCAGATTGTGAACGAGCAACGCCAGCAGCCTCCTGCCATCAAGGTGAGCCCGGTCGATAGTGGCGCAGATGTGGAAGTTGCGCGAATAGAGCAAGGGCTCATTCGCCATATCGAGACGGTCTCAGATGCCGAAGAAGCATACATGACGGCCTTCCGGGAATGCGTGACGCACGGGAAGGGCTTTTTTCGTGTCTTGATCGATTATGCCACACCATTTGGCTTCGAGCAAGAACTGAAAATTGGGCGTATCCACGATACGTTTAGCGTGTATATCGACCCGTCTGCGCGAGCCAGGGATTACTCAGATATGCATTGGGCATTTATCACGCAGGTGGTCGATCGTGACACGTTCCATGGCCTCTACCCGCAGGTGAACCCGAGCACCATGGATCAGTGGTCGAGCGTTGGCGATGGATGGATTATGCGGGATGCGGTGCGGCTGGCGGAGTATTTCTTCGTGGATCAGCAAGCCCTTGATATCGCACTGCTAGAATCGGGAGAAGTAATCCCGTTGATCGAATGGTCTGAGGAGCAGGGGAAGATCATTCAGAAGCGCCGCACCTTGATTCCCATTGTGCACTGGTGCAAGGTGAATGGGCGCCAGGTCCTGGAGCGCACGGAGTGGCCAGGCCGGTGGATCCCCATTGTGCCTATTCTTGGGCCCGAGACAGTCGTCGACGGGCGCATCCAATATTCTGGGCTGGTCGATTTACTGGCCGACGCACAGCGGATGTACAACTTCTGGGTCACAAGTGGGACCGAGACTATTGCTATGGCCCCGCGCGCGCCGTGGCTGGTAGACCCGGCACAAATTAGTGGATACGAGAAGATCTGGTCTACGGCGAATACGGTGAATCATCCTTACCTTCCCTACACCCCACGGAGCATGAATGGGGAACCGGTGCCGCCACCGCAACGCCAAGTCTACGAGCCGCCCGTTCAGGCGATTAGCCAATTCATGATGTTCGCCGCCGATGACATGAAAAGTACGAGTGGCATTTATGACGCCAGTCTGGGCGCCAGGAGCAATGAGACTTCCGGGAAGGCGATTGCTTTCCGCCAGCATCAGGGAAACACGGCGAATTATCACTTCGCGGCTGCGCTTGGCGTGGCCTTGAAGCATTGTGGGCGTATTTTAATTGAATGTATCCCGAAAATCTATGATCAGCCGCGTGTCGTGCGCATTATTGGGGAAGATCAGTCCCAGCAGGTGGTACAAATTAACGAGCCACATCAAGACGAAGCCGGCATAGAGCGGCTCTATGATTTTTCTACGGGCTCCTATGATGTGGTTGTGGACATGGGACCGAGCTTCCAGACGCGTCGGCAAGAAACGGTCGATGCCATGGCACAGCTCGCACAGGCCTATCCCCCGCTGATGCAGAATGCCGCCGATATCCTCTTCAAAGCGATGGATTGGCCAGGCGCCGATGAGTTGGCGCGGCGATTCAAGAAGATGCTCCCTCCCCAGCTGACAGAGGATAGCGACAAGCCAGAAGATGTGATCCCGCAGCTTCAGGCCCAGCTCCAACAGGCTGGCCAGCAAATGGAAGCTTTGAATGCCTATGCACAGCAAGCCGAACAGCAGATGCAACAGCTCGGGCAACGCAATACTGAGCTAGAAATGGCCGCGCGTGACAAGCAGGCTGAGGTCACCATGAAGATGGAGTCCATGGTGCAAGATCAGCGGAGCCAGGCGGAACAGCTTGCTGTGAAGAATCGAGAGATGCAGCTGCGCGAAGATGAATTTGTGCTCAAGCTGGCCACCATGCCTCCTGAACAGCAACGTGCAGCCATAGAACTTATGGGCATATTGCGAGGCAGTGACGCGAAGGAATCTATGCGATCTTTAATCGGCGAAGCTGATATGGCTGAGCAAAGTTATCAGGAGTAGCCATGGCCATCACCCAGCAATCCCCCAGCGCCTGGCCAGGGCAACGCTACAGTAGTTTTGCTGGGCGAGTTGCCGCGGTGCAAGAAGAGTTTTTTGTTGGAGGGTTTTGGCAGCAACCCCAACGGAAGGTGCGTGCAATTGTGGCCGTTTATGCGGAGCCAGTTGCAGCAATCCGTGCGGACGAGCGTGCCTTATCTCGATTTCACTCTCGGCGTGAGACGATCCGATCGGTACGCCAGCGCTTCCTGGCGGAAAATACACAGGAGACATCCCGTGGCTGAAAATGATTATGTGGTAACTAGCGCGACGTCTATTGATTCAGTAGGGCTTCCTATTGCCGATACCACAGTTCCAGTGCCCCCAGTGGAAGAAACTCCTGTTGCATCGGCACCAATAGAAGAGCCACCCGATCCTGGGGATGATGAGCACGATGAAGATGGCGAACAGGAAGAGAAGCGCGGGAAGCGCAATCTTGATCGCCGGTTTCGGAAGCTCACTGGAAGATTGCGAGAAAAGGACGCAGAGCTTGCCCAATTGCGTGCGCAGGTAGACACCCTGACGCGGGTTGTCAGGCCCTCGCAGCAGCAAGAGGAGCAGCGCACTGCTGCCCAACCGCAACCAGGGGCAATTACCCCTGAGAATTATGCAACCCATGAGGAATACCTTGCTGCGCTTGTGGAATCCCGCGCCAGAGCTATTTTCGATCAGGAAATGGCCACCCGCGACCAGCGGCGTATTGAGGCAGAGAGACAGCAGCGAGTTATTGAGGCAGAACAGGTACATGCGCGCAGAGTTGCGGAAGCACAAGAACGCTATGAGGACTGGGACGAGGTCATGGAGAATGCCACATTCCCAGTGGACGCAGCGTTACTTGAAGGACTCCGCGAGAGCGATATGGGGCCTGACCTGGCCTATTATTTGGCGACACATCAGCAGGAAGCCAAGAAATTCCAAGGGATGACTCCTCTTGCCATTTCTCGGGCACTAGGGCGCCTTGAGGCGAAGCTTGAGGCGGATCGTCATTCATCGGAAGCCCAGGCATCTGTTGAACCCCCGCCGCCAACCATTGCCACGACACGACAGACTATACGACAACCATCACCACGCCCGCAGCCACTGACTCCTGTTGGGAGTGTGGCAGGGTCTACAGCCCTCACGTTTGATCCATCGACAGGTTCCTTTGAAGACTTTAAGATGTGGCGCAAACAAGGCGGAGGGCGTTAAAGGTAGTAAGCTATGGCCAATACGATTCTGACCATTGACATGATCACACGGGAAGCCCTGCGCATCCTGGAAAACAATTTGACTTTTACGAAACAATGCAATCGTGAGTACGATGACCAATTCGGCGTCACGGGCGCGAAGATCGGCGATACCTTGCGTATCCGCAAGCCGGCGCGCTATACCGTACGCAGTGGAACAACCTTATCGGTACAAGATCAGACGGAAACGAGCACATCCTTGACGCTCAATAGCCAGAAGGGTGTGGACATTTCCTTTACGAGCAAGGAGCTGACGCTCAATTTGGATGATTTTTCGCAACGCGTGCTGGCGCCTGCGGTGGCGGCGTTGGCAAATCAGATAGATCGTGATGGCCTGTCGCTCTATTTGGATGTGTTCAATGCAGTGGGAACGCCTGGGACGACACCATCAACATTGCTCACCTACTTACAAGCTGGCGAAAAGATGGACCATGAGGCGACACCGCGCGATATGAATCGCGCGGTGTGTATCAACCCAGGGGCGCAAGTTTCGATTGTCGATGCCCTGAAGGCGCTCTTCCACTCTTCCACAGAGATTGAGCGGCAATACGAGCAGGGAACTATGGGGCTGGCCGCAGGGTTCAAATGGTCTATGGACCAGAACATCGTCACTCACACAGTCGGGCCGCTAGGTGGCACCCCACTGGTAAACGGCGCGTCCCAAACAGGATCAAGCCTTGTGACGGACGGCTGGACCGCAGCCGCAGCCGCTCGATTGAACCGTGGGGATGTGTTTACGATTGCAAGTGTGAATGCCGTCAATCCGCAGCATCGGCAGAGCACTGGACAATTGCGACAGTTTGTAGTGACGGCCAACGTGTCCTCAGATGGATCGGGCAATGCGACGATTCCTATCTACCCGGCAATCACAACCTCTGGGGCATTCCAGACGGTGACAGCATCGCCAGCAGACAACGCAGCGATCACGGTGCTCGGCGCCGCGGCAACGCTGAGCCCGCAGAATCTCGCGTTCCACAAGGAGGCCTTTGTTTTGGGGTGCGCTGACTTAGTGATGCCTGGTGGTGTAGATATGGCGTCTCGTGTGAGTAGTAAAACGCTAGGGATGTCCATTCGTATGGTGCGGGCGTATGACATTAATACCGATGCATTCCCGTGTCGTCTTGATGTCTTGTACGGATGGAAAGCGGTATATCCTGAGCTTGCGTGCAGGATTGCAGGATAGTCTGACGTAAGGGGATCCCCGCTGTGTTTATTTTGACACAGCGGGGGAAGAAGCTTGATTAGGTGGAGGAGGAGAGCGTGGCGTTACGTGATGCCCATGAGACAGAGCGTGCCTCTCTAGACCTTGTCCTTGATCAGTTAGAGATGTTGCGCGGCGCGGCGCGGGAATGCCCGCGAAAGTATCGCGCTTATGACCAGGCTTTATTGAGCGTCAGAGGTGTGCGACAGCTATTAGGAGAACGTGGCCATGCCTACCGACATTTTACCCAGGAAGAGGGGGAGGCCGCCGACCAGGCATTTACGAGAACAACCCACACTGACAGGCAGGCCGAATTTTAAGCCTGATGTGCGATTCCACAATAAACAAGGAGTGCCCAATGCCGAGCAAAAGCAAAAAGCAACATGATATGATGGAAGCAGTCGCGCATAATCCTGAGTTCGCGAAAAAGGTTGGGATTCCGCAAAAAGTAGGGAAGGAGTTTGTGGCGGCTGATAAGAAAGCTGGGAAGAAGAAATGACGGTGCGGGACTTGATCCGCTTAGCGATGTTGGATATCCAGGTGCTTTCTGCCGGAGAAAATATGACGGCCACCGAAGCGCAGGACGCCTTGACACTGCTGAATGGGCTGCTTGCCTCGTGGAACCTTGAATCGCTGATGGTATATGCTATTGATACCAGCACGCAGGCCCTCGTGGCTGGGCAGCAGAGCTATACGGTCGGTGCCGGTGGCAATTTCAATATTGCCCGTCCTGATCGCATAGAGCGGATCATGTTCCGAGAAACAACGTCAGGCATAGAGCTGCTCCTTGTGGAGATGGATGAGCGCCAGTATGCGGTTGAGACACTGAAAACGACACCGAGCACCTGGCCAACCTACTACTACTACAAACCATCTTACCCGCTGGCAACACTATTTTTCTGGCCAGTGCCTAGTATTGGGAACCAGGTAGTGATTCATTACTGGCATCAGCTCACCGCCTTCCCCAATCTTGATACAATCATCACGCTTCCCCCTGGGTATGAGCGAATGATCCGGAGTAACCTGGCGCTGGAACTGGCGCCGATGTTCGCGGCGCAACCGAGCCCGTATGTACTTGGTGTTGCCGCGGAGAGCAAGCTCCTCATTCGCACAACCAATACGCGCATCTACCCCTTACAATTCGATGAACGGCTGATAACAGGCGGTCACTTTGACTGGCGCACCGGGGAGTATCGCTAATGCCAAAATTCCCCTTTCTTGGTGCGGCATACAGAGCACGGTCGAGCTTTTTTGATCGCGAGACCTGCGTGAATCTGTACCCAGAAACGCATAATGCGCCGTCCAGCCAGGATCAAGAACAAATGGCGCTGTATGGCACGCCTGGGCTCAAACGCTTTGCTTTGCTGCCCAAGGGAGGGCCTGTGCGCTGTTTGCATACGGTAACAAAGCGCGACAGGACTTTTGCAGTAGGCAATAAGGTGCTGTATGAGCTAGCCCAGGATGGGAGCATGATAGAACGTGGGGGGATCACCTCATCGTATGGCCCCGTGCGGGCTGCAGACAATGGGATAGAGATGATCCTGGTTGACGGGCAAAGCGGCTATCTCTATACCCTGGCGACAGATACCTTAGCGCAGATTGTGACGCCAGCCTTCTATGGCGCGGATACCGTGCAATTTCTGGACGGCTATTTTGTACTGAATCGTCCAGGGACAGACCAATTCTATATTTCGGATCTGTATGCGGGCGGAGTGTATAATGGAGCTCAGTTCGCCACAGCGGAGATGAGCCCCGATCCTCTCGTTGGGGTATTAGTCGATCACCGTGAGGTGTGGCTCTTCGGGACGCACACGACAGAAGTCTGGTTCAATGTGGGAGGCGGATCGTTCCCCTTTGCTCGTGTGCAGGGCGCGGTTATGGAGCAAGGGTGTCTCGCAGCAGGCTCACTTGCCAAGATGGACAATAGCGTGTTCTGGTTGGGGAATAATCTTGATGGTCAGGCGATTATCTGGCGCGCCAATGGATACCAGCCTCAGCGTATTAGCACACATGCCATAGAATTTAGCTTATCCCAGCAAGGCGATTTGGCAGGCGTCACTTCTTATACCTACCAGCAAGACGGCCATAGTTTTTATATGCTGAATTGCCGCAATACCTCGTGGTGCTATGATGCCGCAACGGGCCTCTGGCATGAGCGACGCTACCAAAAGCGAGATGGAACACTGCTGCGCCACAGAGCGGATAATCATACCGTGGCGTTTAACAAGCATTTAGTAGGGGATTTTGAAGACGGCCGTATCTATGAAATGAGCCAGGCCTATTATTTGGATGACACCGATCCATTGCTTCGCGAGCGGACGGCTCCTTCTATCGAGCAAGATCAGATGTGGCTGTTGCATTCCAGGCTAGAATTGCTTATGGACCTTGGCGGTGGGCTTGATGGAGGCATTGAGCCAGGGCGCACCCCACAAATGCTCTTAGATTATTCGGATGATTCGGGGGCAACATGGGTCAACAACCCAGAATGGACAACCTCAGGGAAAATTGGGGATAGGAATGTACGCCTGCTCTGGAGGCGCCTGGGTCGCTCCCGTGAGCGGTATTACCGATTTCGTACCAGTGATCCGAACTTTGTGGCGATTGTTGGCGCATTGCTTGACGTAGCGCCAGGGGGGAAATAAGGTGGCCACAGACCCGCTTGCTCCTCCGCCATTTGCCGCTGGACTTGTTGCCAACAATTACCTCTCGCGTCCATGGCAGCAATGGATTGATGGGCTATGGAGACGCCTGAGCGGCTCATCGTATATTGATAGCGAGACGATTACCTGGCTACAGACGGTGATTTCTCCGAGCCTTCCCCCACAAACGTTGGCGCATGTGCGCGATGCGTCCATCACCTACGCGAAGATGCAGAATGCCTCGCAGAATGCTGTGCTCCTGGGGAGTGGGGCATCAGGGTCAGGACAGAGCCTCAGTGAAATTACGCTTGGGCCAGGATTGACGATGACTGGCACGCTCTTGGATGTCATAGCCTCAGTGGCTGTGGCTGATACCACGACAGTTGACCTGACTCTCTCTGGTGGCGGAGTCGTGACCGCCGATGTCAATGATGCGTCTATCACGTATGCGAAGATACAAAATGCTGGAAATAGCAGTGTGTTGCTGGGGAGTGGGGCATCAGGGGCAGGCGCAAGCCTTATAGAGATTGTGCTTGGGACGAATCTCTCCATGACTGGGACGACGTTAAACGCTGCGGCACTGGCGTACACCGATGAGAATGCGCAAGATGCCATTGGGACAATCCTGACTGATACTGCAACCATTGATTTGACGTACAATGATGCTGCGCCCTCGATCAGCGGGATAGTTATCGATAATTCCATCACCTATGCCAAGATGCAAGATGTCAGTGCCGCCTCTCGGCTTCTGGGGCGTGGGAGCGCTGCTGGCGCTGGAGACCCGCAAGAAATCACCCTGGGGTCTGGGCTGACGATGACTGGGACGACATTGGATGCTTCTGGTGGCGTGAGCGGTGGCGCGGCAAATAAGATTGCCTATTGGACTGGGGCAACAAGTCTGAGCAATGACACATCGTTGCATTGGGATGCTGCCAACAATATTCTGGGGCTTGGGGCCACCACCGCGGGCACATCGGGTAATATGGTGCAATCTATTGGGTTGGGGACGGTGCCGACCACTGGCGTCACGGATGCTGTCCAGCTGTATGCGCTCGATGAAGGAGCAGGCTTTACCGCCCTGGGGATTACGACGGAAGATGGCACGGCTCATATGCTGAGCCGACAGTTTACCATTGGGACGCAGACCCGTACGACAACATTAACTCGTGGGGTTTATGTCAACGCCACCGCAGGAACGGGCATGAGCTTTGTGGCGAAGCTCTCTGGCGTGGCGCATGGCATGACGGATTTTACTGAGACGGACAATTATGGCGATATACAGGCTGTCCCAACTGCCGTAGGTGGTGTACGACTGCGAGGATTTAGCAATGGGCAAATCGGCGCGCTTATCACCGGGCTCTACACGACTGACGATACGACTCTTGGGACTTCTGGGGTTGCAGCCGTGTATGTTGAAGGGAATAAAAAAAGCGGGACAAGCACTGGCCCAGCGGGAACAAACGCCAATCTGTTTGCGGTAGGAGATAAGAATACCGGCTTGAGCAATGGCTCGACCCTGACGCAATTCATTGTGAACCAGGCAGGCCGCACCTGGCAAGTGGGCGGGAGCATTGAGCCACGGATTGTCCTGGCGCAATCGACAAATAAGACGATGAATGCCTCGACCGAGTCCAATTTCATGGTGACTAATGAGGGCGCGACCGCCCGTGTTGACTATACGCTTCCTACCGCAGCGGCTGGCATTACGTACACCTTTTATGTGCAGGACACTGATGGCGTGCGCGTCATCGCGAATACGGGGGACACGATTCGCATTGCCGGGACGGTTAGTGCGTCTGCTGGACGAATCGACAGTACGACCGTTGGGGATTGCGTGACCCTGGTGGCCATCAACGCGACAGAATGGGTGGCCACAGCATTGATCGGCGCAGGATGGACGGTGACATAGGAGAAACAGATGCGCAATTTCTTACGCTTAGCGACCGGAATTGATGTTTCACAGCTTGTTTTGTCGCTCTATCGGTATCCAGAATTATGGAATCAGCACGACTTTCGCTCGGCAACGCCGGGGTCTCCGCATTATGCGGTGGAGGATATTTTGCTCCGATGCCAGTGCCTCGATGGAAGTATTCATGATCCGAGGGAGTCGATTAATTATCCGGCGTTTACTGCATTGCCAGAAGCCTATCGTCTTGTTATGGCGGCCATGGCCTGCGTACAAGGTGAGCGATTAGGGCGTTGCATGATTACACGTCTCAAGCCTGGCGATAGTATTGCCCCGCATAGCGATGTGGGGAATCATCCCCTGCACTATGAGCAGATTCGATATTGGGGACGCTATCATCTTGTCCTCCAAGATGATCCATGTGCGCTGTTTCGATGTGGGGATGAAATAGTGCATATGGCCACCGGTGAATTATGGTATTTTCGCAATGATATTGACCACGAGGTATTTTGGCATGGCGCGGGCCAAGTTGATCGCATACATCTTATTATTGATATTCATACAGCAAATGAGCCAGTTGGTGGCGAGAAGCAAAGTATACATCCGCATATGATCGAAGCATTAGCTGATGCGACCGGCATTCTCACTGATGCCACGTGGGGGGGCGCTCTTCCATCTGTTGATGTGTCTGGGTGGCTCAAAGAAGCGCAAGCCTTGGAGGGCGCTGCATGATCACATATCAGATTGAATCATGGGCACAGTATTATCCTGATGCAGCATCGCTTTGGGAAGACCACTGGCTCGAAATAGCCCATGATCATGAGGCGGTTCCTCTTGATGTGGACCACAACCAATATGTGGCGCTTGATCATGCTGGGCATTTGCATATTGTGACCGCGCGTGACCATGGTATTCTAGTAGGCTATCATCTGAGCATTGTCAAGCCGCATTTACATTATCGTAGTACTCTTCACGCTTTTGTCGATGTGTATTATCTTGCCAAGGAATATCGACAAGGCCTTGTTGGGTATAAGCTCTTTCAGATCGCAGAGCGAACATTGCGGGAGTTAGGGGTGCGGAAAATACTATCAGGGACAAAAATGCATAAAGACATGAGCCGACTTTTTGAGCGGCTAGGTTATGCAGAAACTGAACGCTTATGGACGAAAGTCCTAAAGGAATAACCCAATGGTTATCGCTGCTGGGGTTGCCGCTGCGGCAGTCACCGCCGGGGCGGGCATGCTGTCATCATCACAACAAGCTGGCGCCGCAGAAGATGCGGCGCAAGCCCAGGCGCAAGCTGCTGATCAGGCTGCAAAGCTTCAATTGACTTCTGACCGAGAAGCTCGTGATTTGCAGCTCAAAATGTTTAACCAGCTGCGCAAAGATCAAGGGCCGTATCGCCAGGCTGGGTATGGTGCATTGGATCGTATAACAGGGCAGCTTGGCGGCAAGGGGGAATTCGGTAAAACATTTAGCATGCAAGATTTTCAGCAAGACCCTGGCTACGCTTTTCGTCTCCAGCAAGGCCAAAAGGCCTTAGAACAAAGTGCTTCGGCACGAGGCATGACTCTCTCTGGCGCACAAGGGCAAGCTCTCCAGGAATATGGGCAAGGCCTGGCTTCTGAGGAATATCAGAATGCCTGGAATCGCTTTGAGACAGCGCGTGGTAATAAGTTCAATCGGTTAGCGAGCATTGCCGGGCTTGGACAAACAGCCACGCAACAAACCGGGCAAGCTGGCATGGCCACAGGTGCAAATATTGCCAATCAGATGGGGCAAAGCGCTGCGTTGCGCGGAGACTATGCTTTGCAAGGCGGCAATGCACGGGCTAGCGGGTATATTGGCGCAGCGAATGCGAATACCGGCATGCTGAATGCGGCTGTTGGGGGACTGAATCAGGGTGTGGGGAATTACTTCTCGTTACGGAATTATGCTTCGCCTGCAACGACTGTCTCTCCCAACGCCGGAGTGAATCCAACGAGCACAAATATTTATAATCCTTATAGTTAATGGTATGCAGTTATGCCACTAGACTCTCGTTTACCGTTAATGGGCCGTCCAGCTGAAATTCCACAATTCGATATAGCGAAGCCGCTCATGCAAGCGGCGCAATTGCGTCAGATGGGCAATGAGTCACGGCTTTCTGATTTCGCATTAGCTAAGGCACAGCGCGAAGAGGCGGATGATGCCGCCTTGCGCAAGGCTTATGCCGGGGCATTGGAAACAGATACCAGCGGCAATGCGACCATCAATCGCTCAAAGATGCTATCAGAGTATGGCAAGGTTGCCCCCATGAAAGCTGTGGCGCTAGGACAACAGTACCAAAAAGCTGATGCCGATACGATGAAAGCATTTGCCGAATCGAAAAAGTTGAATATTGAAGCACAAAAGACGCAAACGGATACGCTGCTCTCGCAAAATAAACTCGTGAATCAAGTGACAGCAGGGATTCTTTCTGCTCCTCCCCAAGATCGCCAACGTGCGTATGAGCTGGGCATTGGGCAGTTAGCCCATTATGGAATTCCAAATCTTGATCGTCTCCCTCAGGCATATGATGAAGGGCTTGTCCAGCGTTTTCATGACATGAGCCTGGATACGGCATCAAAGCTTGAACAATATAAGATAGGGCTTGAACAATCACGTCTAGAAGAAACAGCTCGTCATCAGCGTGCCAGCGAAGCCTTGCAAGGGCAAGGATATGAGATGCAACGACGTGGGCAGGATATTGGCGCGCAGACGGCTATGGCCGGCCATGATGTGACGATGCGCGGACAGGATATTACAGCGCGAACAGCCCAGCAAGCGCGCGAGGCCGAAGGGCCTGAGCGCGAGGCGCGGATACAAAAGCTCACCGCAGAAGTAGGGAAATTACAAACCGAAGCGAGCGGACAGTTAACGCCGGCAGATAGACGAAAAGTTGAACTGCAAATTCGTGGTGATATCCGCCAGGAGCCAAAATTTAAAACATATTCCGAAGTACAGAATGGCGTGCAGAATGTCCAGGTTGGCGCGAAATTGAATAGCGCCCAGGGTGATCTCGCCATTATCAACGGCATCGCCAAAATTATGGATCCGAATAGCACAGTTCGAGAAGGAGAATTTGCTACAGTCCAATCGGCGCAAGGCTTTTTCCAGCAAATGCGGAATCTCCCGGCCAAATGGTTTTCTGGAGATAGGTTATCCCCCGAGGTGCGCGAGAAGATGTTGGCGCTGGCTTCTGAAATTAGCGTAGAAAAGACCAGGGCGGCTCATGACGAATTGCGAAAAGTCTATGAGCCTATTACCCAGCGCGCAGGCGTCAGTTTTGATGAGTTAGTGCCTTTGACTATCCCCAGCGTGGGGGCAACAAAAAATCAACAGCAACCAGGGGCGGGGCAAGCCCGTTCTGCTCCTCCTCCATCGCCTACTGCTACGTCCGCACCGCAGCAAACAATAAATAAAGCTCAAATCGCAGCCATTGTGGCACATCAACAATCTATTGGAGACACGAAAACACCACAAGAAGTGATAGATGCTTTGATTGCAAAAGGCTATAAGGTACAGTAGCATGCCAACACTTGCTGATTACACAAAATCGCTCGACCCAGGCACGATCAAGAAAATGATCGTAGAGGAATCGCAGCGCCAGGGATTAACTCCTGATCAGACAACAGCAGTGCTTGGCATTGCCGCGCAGGAAACAGGGTTCAAGAATATCGATAATGGACGAAAGGACCCGCGGGATGGTGTTGGGGTGTTTCAGTTCACTCCTGGGACGGCCAGAAGCTTCGGGATGAATGTTTTACCACGCACAGCCACCGGCGATGTCGATCCTGGGGATGATCGTCTCAACCCCTACAAGAATGTGCAGGCTGGTGTGCAGCTTTTTAAGCGCAATCTCCAGGCGGCTGGCGGGGATATTTGGGGGACAACTGGGGCAGTAAAACGTCATAACGGTCTGGGGCAAGGAGGCGATCCTGACTATCGGGCGCATGTGCAGCAGCAGCTCGCCAAAATGGAGCCCAACCAAAGCCTTCTCTCTCGCATTGGAAGCATGTTTACGCCACGCGAGGCGTCAGCAGCAGAAAATCCCTCTCGTGAGCTTGATGTCAAAACGCTCGCAGGGGAATTATTTCCTCCGAAAACAAGCGCCGCATGGCAATCCCCATCATTCGATGCTAAAACGCTCGCAGGGGAATTATTTCCTCCGGCATCACCTGTTTCTGCGCCAATGCCTGATCAGATGCCATTCCCACAACAAGTATCTGTAGCAGGGCAACCAGCACCAGCGCAGAAAACCACAACCCCAGACGACCTCATAGCGCAAGCCGAAGCGTCTGGTGGCACCCCACAAGAGATTGCGGACGCGAAGGCGCTCATTGCGCATGAAGCACAGCAACGACAACGCGCTGATCTTCCAGTGGCACAACCAGCCTCTGCTCCGCCAAAGATCATGCAACCCCTCGACCCGAACGC